ATATAATGCGTGAAAACCCATTATCAACATAGTTTACACCTAATGAAGAAACAAATATTATAAAAAAAAATTTTTTTTATAATAAAAGTCGGCATTTAAAAATGGAAAAGGTGTAATCCGCCAATATAACATAATATATCTTTATTATATCCAGAATTGAAAATTTTATATAATTTATTTGTTGTAGATTTTATTTGTATATATTTATAAATTACACATACAAGTTTGATATTATCAGTATTTTGATGTTGCAATATATATTTAGATGCTCTATTTGTTTGTGCTCCACCGCTCCACAAATCTAATTGATTCATACCAATTAATACTTTATTATTATAAGTATCGTTTATATACCAATCTGGTATTTCATCACCATTATATAATGGATGTTTTTTTTCAAAATTAATAGTAAATTGGCGACTATTTAAATTAAGATTTTTAATAAAATCTTGAATAATTTGATTAAATACATTACCGCGAATAACACCTTTAGTTCCAGGTGGAATTAGTTTAGTTATATATTTATTTATAATATTAGTAATAATATCATCTGATATATTTTCTTCTTGTAAAATTTCAGTTAATTCATTTATTCGTGTTTTAACAGAATCAGATTGTAAAAATCTATCTAATAATGCTTTATCAGATAAAGATTTAATTATATGATAATTAAATTCATTATTGATTCTTTCATTTAATTCATTTAAAGGTATATTCATTATCTTTTTTTGACTAAAATTATTGATAATATATTATTTAATATAAATAAGCATTTTTTTATATATAATATTTGTATAATTAAACTGTATCTACAAAATATGAATTTACTTTAACTATTTGATTATTTTTATTATATGTTGAATAACCATCATTAAATTCATGTTCTTTTATTTCTGGAGCTTCGCTATTTACTTTTGAACCATAATATAAATGAGTCATTGCGTGTGGGTATCTACTTGTTTCGTCTTTAATTTCTTTTTCTTTTATTCTATTATGTTCTGTTGCTTCTTTCGGGTTAATTAGTTCAACCGGGAAATAGCATCCCCAATAAGATTGATAGTTAAAAAATCTTTCAAATCGTCCAGATTTTCTATTTAAGAATAAAAATGTAATAATTAGAAATATTATACCAACAAATATTGCTGCTGAAAATGAAATTGATAACATTTTTAACTTTATATTTATATAGTATATTACTAATTATATAATTTAAATTATATTTTATTATATTTATTATATTTTATTATATTTATTATATAATAATAAGAAAAATTATTACACCTTTTCCAATTTTAAATGTCGACTTTTATTTTTCTATATAAAAATAAATTATTATTTTTATTATATAGAAAATAAATAATATTTTTTTATCTTATATATATATCAATTATATACTTATCAAATAATTATGAAAATTTTTAATATGTTCGTTCCATTTATAATTTTTTAATATTGTTTTACGACAATTCTTTCCATGTTTTTCTCTTAATTCATCATTTTTATAATATGTATATATCGCCTCGCCAAACTCTTTATAATTACATATATCAGTTTCACCACTTAATCCGTGTTCCATATGTGGTATATATGATGTAGTAATTGGATTAATTAATATTGAATTATCTTTATTAAATATTTCATTAAATGTTCCAACATTTGATACAATTTGGGGTTTCCCAATAGCAGCATGTTCAAAATTACATAAACCGAATCCTTCACCATTGCAACTATTAATACCGATTTGACATGCATTATAGTATAAATTAATTTCTAAATCAGTTCTCATTTGTGGTTTATCAATTATCTGAAATCTTTGACTTAGTTTCTCAATATCTAATTCATATTCATATGATTCTTGTTCTATAATATCCTTAATATCCCATGAATCAGATAATGATGTTCCTATAATAAAGATAATATTACTATTTAATAAGTTATATTTATTAATAATATAAATATATCCTCTTATTGCTATATCTAATTGTTTCCGTGGTTGATTTCTATTTAAATTTAATATTTTAAAAGCATTTTCATTTAATTTCAATAACTGACAAGCCAAACTTTCATCTACTGGAAAATAATTATAAACATTAATACCATGATTTAATAATGTTCCCTTTTTATCTTTAAATTGCCATCCCATTTTTTGCCAGCTTTTCGAAAAGAAAATAATATCATCAGAGAGTTCATTGATAATTTTTAAATAACGATTATTCATATTTGGATAAACAATATCTAAATATGGTATAAACTTAATATTTTGAAATTTTAGATTTTTCTTAAATTTAACACTTTGACTATTTTCATCACTAATATTAAATATTTGACGATATAAGTTTAAAATCACACCAGGGTCATTATATATAATAACAATATCAGGTTTAACTAATGTAATAATATCAACAATTAAATGTTCTCCAAAACCACTATTTAAACCTTTATTAGGAGTCTTTAATAATTCTTCTTTTGTTTTCCCATATGTTTCATATTTATAGGGGTCAATTATATCAATATTAATATGTGGTATTATTCTATTTCTATGATGTTGAATATCATCTGTATAAAAGTTTTGAAAGCCAAATAATGTAATATGAATATCTTTATAAAAACCTAAATGATAAAGAATTTCATATACAATTTTGGAATATCCATTATATTGATGAATATGTGTTCCACATAGAAGTATTTTCTTCATTATTTATTAATATAATTTATTAAAATAGTATATATATTATTTTAATATATAATGTATTATTTTTATATCCTTTACAAAAAAAATTGTTGCGTATTAGCATTATTATATATTTTGTATTACTATAAATTATTATAACTATAATTTATAATGCCGGATTATTATAATAATGTATATTTTATACAATTAATGAAACAGCCTAATTCTCTTCTTCAGAAGCTAAATCAGCCCAAGATTCCTTTTCAGAAACATTTTTTTTAAAACCTGAACCATTATGTAGAGGGTTGATTTTGATGGAGTCTCTGGTGCTAGGTGTTGGGTGGATTAGAGCATTAGTTTCCGGTTGCTTTGCTAACCTATTTTCATTTTTAAATATGCGATAATTTTTCATGGTTTCTCTTTTAAATTGAGAATATCCAAAAACTATTCTAAATTCATCTTCTGTATTGCCTATTTTTTTTAATTCTGTAACTGTATTTACATCCTGGAACAACGCACATAATATAAGTTTTGTATCTTTAGATTCAGATAAGTTAAAATAGAAAGTTCCTAAATACCAGACTTTGTATAAGAAGTCAGCAGTTAATTCAAGAGCATCACTATTAACATATTTTGATAGACATAATAGCAAAAGTAAGATATATTTACTTTCCTTTAACTTTTTTTGTTTTTTAAATTCTTTAAATAGTTGATAATATTCTGTATCTGGTTTATCAGAATTATGTTTTATTTCGACAAGTGTGTTTTTTAATTGCGGAAGATAAGCTTCAATTAATTCATCTGATAATATACTATTAATGATTTTCATTGAAGTTTTAATAGAAAAATCAGTAAGTAATTTACATTTTTCATAGTTTTCATTACGCCTATTTATAATAGGTTCCTTGCCACACATAGATACATCTAAAATGTCTTGAACAAATTTTTCGTAATCTCCATTTCCAACTGGCCAAAAGTCTAATAGCGCCTTTGCGACAGATTGGAAATCATCATTATCTGTTGTCATTACAACTGATAATTGGAATAGCGTGTGTATGTGTGTGTGTGTGTCTTGTGCCAAAATGGCAACGGTAATTACTAATTACATAAATATTATCATTTTTTTTTAGTTTTTATATATAAGGCTAAAAAAAATTTTTTTCTAAGTTGATTATCTTTAAATTTCACAAAGGTGTAAAGTTTAATAATTATTTATATTTTATCTTATTTTGTCTATAATAGCATTAGTATTAAATCTTGGTGCGATATTTAAGCTATTAATTTCTTGCATAAGTAATTTAAATGCGAATGGAATTCTAATTTCACTAAATTCAGAGTTATTTTTGCATCCTTTGCAGTTTGCAATATATTTAGTATTAAATTGAGATGCGATAGTTCCGCAATTCTGGCATATTGATGCATTTGTAATCATTCCACATTTAGTGCAAGAATTGACATTTGTAATTCTTTTACATAAATTGCAAATAAATACTCTGTAATTATCAGAACAATCCATTAATCTTTCTTTTAAGAATCCAAAAACGCCGTGTGCCCAATTGCAGTCTACTTCCATTTCTCCTAAACGTAAGCCGCCTTCGCGAGAACGTCCTTCTGCGGGTTGTCGGGTTAGTAATACAACTGGGCCGTTATTTGCTCTTGAATGTATTTTATCTGCAGCTATATGTTTTAGTCTTTGATAGTATGTAGGTCCATAATAAATTTTACAAGGAATTTGTTCCCCTGTTCTTGGATTATAGAAGATTTCATCTCCTTGATGATTCATACCAAGTTCTTCTAAAATTTCAGAAACCTGATTAACACTTGTATCACAAAATGGTGTAGAATTTCCGAATGTTCCTAATTCACAACAAGCTTTACCCATAATGCATTCTAATAATTGAGAAATTGTCATTCGTGATGGAATTGCATGAGGATTCATAATTAAATCAGGTGTTAATCCGTCAGCTGTAAAAGGCATATCTTCTTCTAAATATGTCATACCTACTGTTCCTTTTTGAGCGGACATAGATGCGAATTTATCACCAATTTGTGGAATTTTCAATATGCGTGTTCGAACCTTAGAGAAAGTATATCCATCATTATTAATATTAGTAAAATGGTTATTATGAGCGTCAACTCTATCAATGAATCCTTCTTCGCCCCCTTTTATAGATATGGAACTATCTTTAAAATTGGTAGAATATTTATCTGAGTTTTTAACAAGCATTGCTTTACCAATAATAACATCTTTATTAGATACAAATGTATTTTCTTTAGGAAATCCATTTTGTTGTAATTTATCATAATTTAAAGATTTAGTGCGTTCAACACGTTCTTTAGGATTACAATAAAACTCTTCTTCTCCAGTAGAGTGATTTTTAATACAATTATCTTTATATGTTCTATAAAATGTAGATAAGAATAATCCTCTATCAATAGCAGATTTATTCATCATAATTGAATCTTCTTGATTATAACCGGAATAAGACATAATAGCTACCATAGCCATTTGCCCACATGGCATTTTATCGTAATTCATGTATTTCATTGTTTTAGTTCTTACTAATGGTTTCATAAGATAAGTTAATACATATGCGATTGTATCCATTCTATTTTGGTCAAGCGAATAGATGCCTAATGCTTGCTTACTCATAGCACATTGGTAAGTAACCCTTGGTGCTTGATTATGATTAGAGAATGGAATAGCAGATGCGATAACACCTAACATTAGCGAAGGATGTAATTCTAAATGTGTATATTTAATATTTTTATTAATATAATTTTGCATACATACTACTTCACTTGAATTATTAACTAAATCTGTATGATTCATTGCTATCATATTGGCGTTTTCTTCTTCAATATCTAAATATTCAATAATTGGTTTTTGATTTCCTCCAACAAGTAATTTTGGCGAAATAATTTGGTCCCAATTATAATTTTCATTAATCATTTTATCTAAGAATGTATTATTAAAATTTAAATCATTAATATTATTACTATGAGAAGTAATATCATTATCACCAATTATATATAATGGTCGACTACAACGTCCTCCATCAGAGCAAACTGCAATATAATTTAATTTATAATTCCAAATAATAGAAGTATAAATACTAATTATTCCATTTTGTTTCCAAGATTTAATCATTTTATATGTATGCATTGGTTTAGAACAATAACCTTTAATATCCCCATTTAATATAAATTGAGTATTAGTTTTAAGTTCTTTGATATTATTAATATTAACAAGAATAATTTTTAATTCATTAATATGAAGATTGATATAATCTAAAGTTGTAGAACTAGTAATATATGAAGTAAGAGCAAGATTTTTAACTAATCCTACTGAAGCACCTTCTGGAGTTTCAGAACAACAAATATTACCAATTTGTGATACATGAAGTCGTCGCGGTTGAATAATTTTACCAGATTTTTCAATAGAAGTATTAACACGCCGCATATGAGATAATGTTGCAAAATAATTCATTCTATTAAGAACTTGTGCGACGCCTTGTTTAACTTTAGCATTATTATTTTTTAATCCCCAATTACCAGTGGCTAATGAGTATTTAAGCCCTAAATAAATAGTTTTAATTTTTATTAACTTATAAATATTATTTTCATTAATTATATTAGCGCACTTATCAATTGTTTTCCAAGAACCAGATTTGATTTCCTTATAAACCATATTTTTAAATTCACGAGTCATTTTACCATAATATTGTCTAAAAATATTAGCAAGTAATACTCCAGGTGTGTCTATCCGTTTGTTAATATAAGAATCACGATTATCAGGTGGAATTAATCCTAAATGGCATTTAATTAGTTTGTTAATCATATATCCAAGATAAATAGCTTTTTGTGTAAAATCATTACCACAATGTGGTAAGAAATCCTTTTTAAGAACATCATAAAGAACATTTTTCTTGTAATTATATTGGATAAATAATTCTTTGGGATGGTCAATAATATTCATATATGACATTAAATAATTATGAGCGGCAACTTGAGTATTAATATGATTAGCGTCATAAATAGAACCAACTAATTTATTAATAATAATTTTGGATTCAACACAATCTAAATCATATACAATTAACTTAATAATTTCTTTGTCATTAGTAAATCCTAATGCTTTAAATAGAATAAAGACAGGAATTTCTGTTTTTATATAATGAATATTTGCAATAATATATTTTCCATATTCATTTGATTTATGCGATAATTTAAGAGATGTTAATTTAGGAGGCATAAATACATTAGTATCAACAGAACGAACTTCTGCTATATGACTATGATTCATTTGTTTTTGGTCTAAGAATACAAAAGTTTTATTTTCAGCAATTCTATCTTGACTAATAACAATTTTTTCATTTCCATTAATTAGAAAATATCCTCCAAAATCAGATTTATCAGATTGTTTATTAAGCATATCAATATTATTTAAAAGACAATAATTTGAATTTAACATAATTGGTATTTTACCAATATTAATATTTTTAATAACTTTAGTAGTATTTTCAATATTATCAAATTCATCAATAATAGTAATATCAATATACATATCAACATAAAGAGTAGAACAATACGAGAAATTACGATTGCGTGCTTCTTCAGGAAGCATAACTTTTTCTGAACCGTCTTTTTCTTGGATAACAGGTTTAGCTAATACCGGATTCTTAATAGTAATATTATATTCATATTCAAACTTATTATGAGTAGTATTAAACTTGTAGAATATTTTAATTGGATTAAATCCATCAATAATTTGGTCTAATTTTGTTAATATAAAATCATTATAAGAATCAAAATTATGTTTATATAGAGTTTTACTTATATTTTGTTGAAAATATCTTTCAATAATTTTCCAAGTATATTTTTTGAACTGCGATGTATCAAAAGATACATTGTCATCCGTATCTTTAACAATAGTATTTTTCTTGTGTAAAGAAATCATAAAAATAAGAAATGATAAAGTCTATATAATTATATAATGATGTCTTTATATCAAAATAAAAAAGCATTTTTTTTTATTGTTGATAGAATATATTTTACCGCGAATAACGCTTAAAGATGAATCAATATAGTAATTTAAGGCATCAAATTCGGATTTTCAGAAATTCAGAAAATCCGAATTCTATTTTTTCTTTTTTGGGATATTTTTCTTTGATTGTATCTTTAATTGTATCTGTTTTTTTAATGTTATTTGAGAATTTACATTTTTATATGTTTCAGATTGTTTTTGTTTTGGTTTATTATGCAACTTTATAATAATTGGTGCATAGTTAATAACTTCATTTTTCCCACCAATTAATCGGCGACCAGAACCACCATGTCGCAACGTTTTCAATATTCCTTTTCCTCGCATTTTTTGCAATATTAACCATTTTTGTTTTAAAAATGTTCTGATAGATTTTTTGATATTTGGTAATTTGTTTCTCAAAACACTCTTTATATCTTTTACAAAAGTTAATTGTGGAAATCTCATAGTTTTTAATCGTTGTTTTAGTGTATTTAATCTGTTTAATTTAACATTAAAACATTTTTTTATTAAGCTTTGTTGGTTTGTCCAATTCAGAAGACCATCTTTATTGTTTATTACTATAGTAATTAAGTAATCTATATAGTCTTGAATACTTCCTAAATTTTGTGAGTTTTCACCACCTCCACCACCTCCACTCATAGTGAATTTAAATATTTTTCCTATTTTTCGTAATGAAGCTATAGTATAATTAATTGATTCTTCTGTTCTATTTTTAATAGTATTAGCCATCCAATTAGGGTCTAATAATATTTCTAATTGACTCATCAAGTCATCACCTCCCAATGTATTTGTAAGATGTTCTACAAAACTTTCAGAATTAACAGTATCTTGTCCATTTTGATAAATTGATGACAAATGTCGTTTTAACCATTTAGATGCAGCTGGGACTCCTTCATCGATTAATAAATTTGTATATTTATCAATTTTTTCAATTATACCAAATAAATATGGTATTGAACCTACTAATTTAATTAATGTTTCAATTACAAAGAAAACAACAGTTGTTGGTAAAGATGATATAATTGCTAAATATTTTATTATATATTGTGCATATGATGTTTCTTTGTTTTTTTGGGCAAATGCAATTTGTTGAGATGCATTTTTAATTAACTGTCTTTGTAATCCTTTTACTAATTTAATTACTAATATTAATGCAATTAAAATAATTATAATATTTAAAGCTTGATATGATGTAAATCCAATAGAAATATAACTAAATAAATGAGATGTATTTAATAAGTAGAATCCAGCATTTGAACCTAATATCTCAAATATATCAAATCCTAATTTACCAAATAATACTAATAAACATGATATAGCTAACATTCCTTTTGCAGCAAAATATGCACCTTTTGCTGTATTTTTTGGATTATAATTTATAATATCACGAACATTTGATATACTATTTAAATTAATAGTTGGTTCATTATCATATAATAATTGATAGAAATTACTATATGTTTCAAATACAAGAAACATATCATATGATTTCAGATGTTGAATTAATAATTCTATAAATAATAATTCTTTATTTTCATTTTTAGTAAAATTATTTTCGCCTCCCACAAACTGCGTGCTTTTCTTTTGTGATGAATTAAAATAATTATGAACAATCTCATTATATATATTTAAAACTGTTGTATTTTGTTTGGTTGATGTTGGTTGGTGTGTGGGAGGTGTGTTGGTATTGTTGGGCCTGGTGTGTTTGGCACTGTTGGTATTGGCATTGGTGGTATTGGTTTTGGTGGTACTGGTATTGGTGTTGGCGGTCCTGATATTGGCAGTCCTGATATTGGCAGTTTGAAGTGTTTGGGACGTGTGTTCCCCCATAGACTGCAACTTTTTTTTAAAATCTGTTTGATACATAGATAATAAATCTTGTAATATATATATTTGATTATCAACTCGAACAATGGCTTGTGCATTATAATATTTTTTTTTTTCTTCTGAGTCTTTAAACCCAGTGATTAATACTGAAAATATTTCATGTGGCGAAAGAGTAGATGCTGTTTTTATATATGATATTCTATTACTAACAAGTTGCAATAATGGAAATACAAAATTATATATAACTTGATATATAACAACTCCAATAATTGTTGTATCAACTATTTGTCCAAATGCAGATGTTCCATCTTGTAATAATGGAAATAAATATATTAATGGATTAGTCCAATCCAAACCCATAGTGTGTATTGATGAAGATGTAAAAACGTAGTCTAATATATTATATGTAATGATTTCGCCTTTATTTTCGCCACCAGTTTGTTGTTTTTTTTTCTGTAGTTTATTCTTTTGTAATTGTTGTTTTTTTTTATTATTATTTTTATTATTTTTGTTATTATTATTTGTAGTATTAATCATAATTATAAAAATTATTTATTATTATAATTATAGATTTTGTTATTTAAAGATTAATTAAATATATTCTTATATATATATAACATTTTTTTATCAATTAATATGAATTTAATAATAGATAATAGAGAACATAATTTAATTCAATTATTATCACATCAAGTAGAATTTACAGTGCAACAACTATATATAGGAGATATACAAATTTTATATAATAATAATCCATATATAATAATAGAACGAAAATCGATTAATGATTTGAAAGCATCAATTCGTGATGGACGATATAAAGAACAGAAATATAGACTAATGGAATATAAATCACAACAACAAGAATTAAATTCAAATGCAGATTATCAAGTTAAACTAATATATATAATTGAAGATTTTGTTAATTATAATAATGATGTAGATATTAACGGTGCAATAATTAATACACATATAAGAGATAATATATCAGTAATAACTACACATAATATAAATGACACAGTTCAATATATAATTGAATTATTTGGACGATTAAAAAAATATCCAGATAAATATATATCACAACAACAATTAACTGATACAAATTATACAAATGTAGTTAAAGCTAAAAAAAAAAGCACATATGTTAATAGTGATAATATAATGGCATTACAAATATGTCAAATTCCGAGTATATCACAATCAATGGCAGAAAAAATCCAAGAACATTTTGGGTCAATAATTAATTTGATACAAACAATTCAAGACCAAGATAAAATTTATTTAACAGATAAAGAACGAAGAAAAGCGAAAATCAAATTAATATCAGAAATAAAATATACGGATAAAAGGAAAATTGGGCCGAAAATTGCAGAAACATTATTGGAATATATGCAATTAAATAAAGCATAAATAAAGCATAAATAAAGTAAATCTATTTTTTTTTATATATTATAATATATATAATTTTATTTTAAGGCTAATGGCAAAAAAAATGCTAATTTATATGTTGGTTGTAGTTACCGTTGCCATTTTGGCACAAGGATGAGTGACTATCAAGAGACGCAACAGTTCGTTTTTCTACAGCCCGAAAAAGAAAGTTTTAGAAATACGAATTGTGGCGAAAACAGAAATAACGGTATTCACGTGTCAGGTCATGTGCTGGAGAGGGTGCTAAAAAGAATTAAGGAGTTGATATTCAAATATGGGTTTAAGGTATATATTTCTGGCATAGAGGATGGGGACACTCAAATTAGAATAACGAGTATGGAAACCAAACCAGGACTTCAAAAAGCGGTTCTAATGTTCAAATTCATACTCTTTGAGTGTGAGGCAACAAGAACACAATCGGGATGCTTAAAAGCATTTTTGATTCTTCCAAATATGGAAGAAAAAGAAACAGCAGAGCATCAAATAATGTTAACTGCGATCAGCGAGGATAATTTGACATCTGAAATATTGAAGTGGGTTTTGGATACGCTTGCACCAGCTTATTATAAAACCAGAATTGTAAAACTTGAAAAGGATCGTGAAAATTTAAAAACAGAAATAGAATCTTATAAGAGTTGGATATGGCATTTAGGTCGGTCCGGTCGGGCCGGTTTAGATCAGTCCAGTGTTCATCAGTCCAGTTTAGGTCAATTGAGTCGAGGTACCAGGTAATCAACGTCAGTCAGCTTTGAGACGCAGAGGATTTTTACAGGTGTCGCGTAATATGGATTACGAACAGACGAACACAACACGAGCAGAACTAAAAAAACTTACAATCATTTTTTTTTATAAAGTAAATAAAATTATTAGCTGTTGGTCTTATATCAATACTCTATGTTTTATAAAAAAAATGCCTTTTATTATAAGAATATAAAATACCATTATTTATTACTAAACTTTTCAAGAAAGATTCCGAGAATGTCGGATGAGACATTACATAACTTAGTGCCACTCTATGATGGCTTGAAAGCGGAACTTGGAGACCACGCAAATGTAGAAAATAATAGTAATCCGATTAAGGAACGTGTTTTTGTGCGAGGCAAAGGTGTAAAACTCTCGGTCATAATTAACGATACCGCAGAAGAAAATTGTGAAGGAAAGCATACCGTGCGACGTATAGCCGAAGTTATGGCGAGTAAACTGCCTTGGGGCACAAGCTTACGCGGCGTTCCCAATGAATTACTGTGGTACGATACATGGTCAGTGCCGTGTGCTAAAGACTACAAAGAGTTGGCACGCCAGATTGTTGCCTTGATCGAAGGCACAGATCCCGCTTCAGACTCGGATGAGAAGAACTAGACCAGCTAGACGAACACAACACGAACATAACTCAAAAAAAAACTGTCAATAATTTTTTTTTATAAAGTAAATAAAATTATTAGCCGTTGGCCTTATATCAATACTCTATGTTATATAAAAAAAAATGATAATATTGATGTCATTACTAATTACCGTTGCCATTTTGGCACAAGTAAGACTTACATCTGAGCTTTGTATCAACTTTTATGAGATACTTTAATTTTCGGGAAAATCAGAATAATAGTTCTGAACGCTCGGCTTTATTAGATAAATTAATTGAAAAAGAACCAAGTCAAGATGTGTTCTATCGTAAATATTGTTTATATGATGAGAATGAAAATAGTCTTTATGTTGAATTCTATGAAGAATATTTTAACTATTCTATAAATTCATATGATACTATATCACATAAGTGGTATTGGAAACGAGAACCGGATACTAATACGTATTATTGGATTTTTAACAATATTAATACTAATAATAAAAAAATTGAATGTGAATTAGAAATTTTGAATATTTCACCACGTGGATTTATTAATGGTGAGATTATGTGGTTTTCTAGTAAAAATATGAATGAATATGAACAAATATCTCAAGAACAAAAAGAAAAACAAGATGAATGTAGCAGCTGTGATAGTTTCGTTATGAATGTTTATCCAGATGGAGATTGGTGTTATTGTGGTTATTGTAAGTCACCTGTATATGGGATGCAATATCATGGCTTTTGTTATCAAACAATGCAAGTAGAAGATAAATTTGAAATAAAACAGATGAAGAATGCAGGATTTGACCCAGATGATCCGCGTGATATAGAAGAGTATAATCGTTTATTTCGGTATGGTTATTAATAGTTAATAGTTAATAATAAATTTTTTTTTATAAAGTGTAAATTAACATATAAAAATAATTTAAATAAAAAAAAAATGAATATAAAGATAAGTTAATAATATATATATAATATATCACTTTTATTTTTCCTTCTTTTTTGTTAAAAGTTCAACAATAATGACAACAGTTATTCAGAACGACGATGAATTGCCATATAATAATAAGAATAAAATAATCACTGAAAAACAGATAAGTTATTTTCTTGAATTAGGAGATATTGATATTAATATAGGCAATGTTAATTTATATAGATTAGCATTTGTTCATAAATCATATTGCACAAGAAAGAATGAAAATATAATTAATGGTAATAAAAATTGTCCGGAAGATTGTATCCCACTTCAGGAAGAAAGTAATGAGCGATTAGAATTTCTGGGTGATAGTATATTAAATTCTGCAACTGCATCATATTTATTTGAAAGATATTATAATGAAACAGAAGGATTTTTGACAAAAATGCGAACTAAACTTGTTAATGGTAAAATGTTGGCATTAATGTCAAAAACAATTAAATTAAATAATTTTCTTATTATATCAAAACAATTAGAAAAAATAGATGCGCGTAATTATAATGATTATGCAGAAGACGTATTTGAAGCATTTATTGGTGCTATATTCTTAGATAAAGGATTTGATGTTGCAAAAAATTGGGTTATGAATATATTTGAAGAATATGTTGATTTTACTGAATTAGTTCGTCAAAATCAAAATTATAAAGACCAACTAATTAAGTATTGCCAACAAAATTTACATTATAAACCACAATTTATTGATATTACATCACAAACAAATAGTCCATCATTTTCATATAGTAAATCGTCAATTGAAGCACCTACTAATATTGAATCAGTGAAATTAGAATATAGTTTAGAACAAAGTCAATTTGAAAACAATGAAGAAGATAAAATATATTCTGGAGATGAAAAAACATCACCTCGATTAATTACTATAACTATTAAAACAAATGAAGATAGAATTATTGGCATAGGCAAAGGAACAACTAAAAAAGAAGCAGAACAAGATGCTTCAAATAAAGCATTAATATATTATGGAGTTCTTTAATTATGACAAAATAATAAATAAATAAAAAAAAATTTTTTTTTCTGCTCATTTTGATTCACGCTCTCTACCGGAGGAACGCGCGTGTGCGGATGATGAACGGATAGAAAAACTGCACTACGTGAGAAACTTGATATTGGTTTCGTGTGCAAAAAGTGATTCGCTACTACCTCCTACAGTACGCTTGAATTATCAACACTTTCAAGTGTGATATTCCATTACTCGCGCAGTACTCCCACAAGTTTTTAATTATTACCACACATTCATCAAATGCACTGAATGGGTAGAACCCTGATTCGCACACCAGACACATTCCATGGTTTTCTATCGTGCGAGTACCGGAACTGCGGTAGTTATCCGGGGGGCAGATATTTTTAATCCCAAATGCCATCGCCAATACCTCTGGGAGAGTATTTACCTCTACATTCGAGCTTATCACTTTCGGTGCTACACTAGATAGCATACTGTTGATGTTACTGCCAATCTCTTCTGGCAACGTACGTTTCTTCATCGTTGATGACCAAGCGCCGTATAAAGTATTCATATCCCTTGCCTCATTACCCCCGTATACGACAACCGCCCGGACCAGACTGAACCAAGGCACGGAGTGTGTCTTTTCTGTCATTTTTAGACCTTGCACTTGTGCCAAAATGGCAACGGTAACTACAATCAATATGTATATAAGCATTTTTTTTGTAGCCTAAAAAAAAATTTTTTTTATAATAAAAGTCGGCATTTAAATTTCACAAAGGTGTAACAGCTTTAATATTTATAAAAATAAATAAATACTATGAAATATGATAAAATAACTAATTATATTATATATAAAGAAAGTAAAATAAAATTAATTTTATCTTTTGGATAATAATATAAAATAATTATTAAATTTACTAAAATAAAAATTATTGAATACCACAAATATTTTTAGGTTTTTTTTCTATTTTTTGTTCTAAAATTAAATTATTAAAATAATTATTGTTTAAATTTACAATTATTACTTTATCAGATATATTATTATACTTTAATATATCATCATCAATTTTTTTAAACATATATGCTGAACGTTTTTTATTCCAATGATATATTGTTAATATATTTAAAAATGCTTTACCTGCTGCTATTTTTTTATGTTTTAAATTAATTTTAAATAATTTACAATTAATATATTGATTTGGAGCATATATTTTTACAAAATCACTATAAACTTGTGTAGCATCTTTATTTGATAATTTTAATTTATGTGCTTTATCACCATTATTATTAAATAATTGTAAATATAAATAGCCATTTTTAAAGTCATAAAGATTTTTATCATATAGTCCTTTTTGTGCTGGCATATGTGTTAAACATAAGTAATCATGAATTACACCTGCAAATAATACTGCTTCATCTAAGGGTTTATAGTAAATATTTTGTAAATATTTAGGTATTGATGCTCCATCAGTTTTAAATCCTTTTGGAATAGTAAAATAATAACCATTAATATATACATTAATATCTTGTAATGTAATATAATATGTGCTATATGGTTTGTCTTGTATTAAATATAAACCATTAGAACACTTGATAATTTCATAATTATTTAATACATAATCTCTAATCATCATTTTAATTTAATTTTATATATATAATTTTTTTTTCTTTTTTATTATATTACAAAGAAAAAAAATTTATGTTAATACTGTGTGCGGTGTGTTCGTGGTGAGTGTGCGATCCTTCTTCGGCTAACTGTATTACCAAATATATTTTACAGTCGCTAACTATTCTCGGGTTCGCAAATGCCAAGCGGATAGGGTATTCCATCACACGATCGAGTAACAAGTTCTTTCAATGCTTCATCTCGAAGTATACTCCGCGTGTAGTACGGGAGTGGGAGACTACTCATCTCTTGTGCCAAAATGGCAACGGTAACTACAACCAACATGTAAATAAGCTTTTTTTATTTAGCCTTAAAAAACTATTGCTTTCAAAATAATATAAACAAAAAAAATATAAAAATGTCATATTTTTCTTATAATATATATAATAAATAATAATAAATAATAATAAATATTTTATAATATATAATTAAGTTATAATAATTTAATTTTCACAAAGTGTTAAAAATATTATGAGTAAATATTATGTAAATTATCAATATATTCATAATAAAAATTACAATGTATATAATGGATATAAATTTGATAAATTTCCATTTTATACAGGAAAAAATAAAGTTCATATGCAATTTAAATTCAATAATGATTATAAAAGATATATTTCAACATTAACATTACAAGATGAAATTTTACTTAAAGATAAAAATAAAGAAAATATAGAATTTAAACAATTAGTTGAAAATGAATATAATGTAATTAGTTTAGATAAAAAGAATGATAAAAATCAAAAAGAAAATACAAATAAAGAAAATACAAATAAAGAAAATACAAATAAAGAAAACTTAGAAAACTTAGAAAATAATGAAGAAAATTCATTATTACAACAAACTTCATTATTAACTAAATTGTGGTATAATTTACCTACATTTTCTTATTGGAAATAAATTATAATCATAATATAATAATAATATAATCGTATATTATAGTAAAAAATAAGATATAATTAATTTTTAATATCATTAAAATTTATATTAGGCATTTTATAAGTGAATTCTCGTACAAAATTATTATTATTTCTATTTATATTTTCAATCATTATTGATATATCATACTGTTGTTTTTGTAAAATTTGATCAAGTAATTGATATTCTATTTTTTGTTGTAAAATAATATTGTTATCATTTATATTTATTGGTTTTCTATTTCTGAAAAATCTAGATAATATTAGCATATATAACACTTATTATTATTTATATATAAGAAAATATATTTATATAAATTTTTATTTTACTTATATATGTATCAATTTACTTTGTTTTTTACTTTTACTTAATTTATTACTTTCACTTTGTATTTTACTCAAACTTAATTTATTACTTTCACTATGTGTTTTACTCAAACTTAATTTATTACTTTCACTTTGTTTTTTACTTTTACTTAATTTATTACTTTCATTTTGTTTTTTATAAAGAATTAACGGCTGTTTAGTTGAAGAATATACTTCAAAATTATTTAATAAATATTGTTTAATATTAAATCTTATTACAAATAAATAATTAAATACTATAGGTGCATTTGATAAACAAGATATTTTATTTTGTGTAGTGCTGAGAGTATAATCAATAATTTTAATATCATAATCATTATGAGTTTTTTTTACTAAAATATTACCAAAATGTAAATCATTATGATTAATATGTAATTTATCTAACATTTTTATTTTGTTAAATATTTTATCATATAATATTTTTCGTGGTTTTTCTGGTAAATCTATTAAAACAATATCGGCATATATACCATCAAAAAAATCCATTTCAATTATAGAAAATATCCAACTATCAACAATAATAAAATATATATTATACGGTTTAGGACTAATATTATACTTATTTGTTAATTGTAATAATTTATATTCTTTCAATAATTCATCAATAAATTCTTGTTCATTTTTAACATAATAATCAAAAATTTCTAATTTTCGAATTTTAATAATTTTATCATTATTAATTTTCATAATATCAGCAAAAGGACATGCACTCATGAATTTTATGTTTTTGTATTTATTATGTAAAAATTCATTAAGATTATTAGTTGTATATATATCAATATCTTTTAAGATGTGTTTCATTAAAATTATTTGTATATGTAATAGTAAATGACTTTGATAATAATTTTTCATAATATTATTATAATCTCTTTTATCAACTATTGAATAAATATCATGTGTATTTTTTTTAGTTTGTTCATATAAATCAATAATTACTTTTTCATGATCTATAATTTGTAAATTTGATGTATTTAACATTATAAAATAATATATATTTAAATTATATTTTTTTATTATATATAAAATAATAAAAATTTATTTTATTTATAATTATATAAATTATCAATATATTCATTTGAAAAACTTATTAGCTTAAAAAAATAATATTTTTCTGTAGCAATAAGAACGCTGGTGTGCGGCAGTGTATAGCGGCGAGTGTTCATCTCCTTGATTTTTGCCAAGTCTTCATTTAGTACCAAGGACTAACTGGACAACAACGTGGATAGTATCGAGTCAAACTCCACTCCGGCATTGTCCAACTCTTTCTTGGCATTGGCCAACTCTTCCTTGGCCTTCGCTAACTCATGCTTGGGGTTTTCCAAGATACTTTTAGTCTGCTCCAAGTTTTTTAATGCCCTCTTAACTACTTCAGTGCAGTACCTGACTTCCGCTAAGCAGTATTCCAGTGCATTCTCAGCACACTCTGCTTCTGCCTTGGCTTTTGCAGAAGCTAAGAGTTTTACTTTTTCTGCGAAGTGTAACTGCTCAATCGCAATGTTTTTGGATAGTGCATCGACATTCATCAATGCTAGTCTCTGCTGTTTCTGCCGATAATGAGCTAAGGCATCTATATAGTGTGCATTGGCACTCTTGTAGCGTGTAATGATACCTTCGATTATGTCTTGGGTATTTGAGGTTTTTCCGGCGGATGAGTTGAACATGGTTATTATCAGTTGTGTGTGATTGTGCCAAATGGCAACGGTAACTACAACCAATATGTAAATAAGCATTTTTTTGTAGCTTAAAAAAAAATATATCAATATTTAATTCCAATTCCGTTAATTATATAGGTAGTAATTGTGATGTACTATTACAAAGTGCTTTATAACATGTTTCAACTGAAATTCTATTATTTCAAAAACTTATTGTCTAAAAAAAAATGATATATTTTTTTTAGATAATAAGTGATTGTGTGTCGCGGTGTGCGGCGATGAGTGCTCCTAGGGTTTGAACTTCAATGTTGCTGTGTCAACAATTGTAACTCCTTCGTGGCATTGTCATATTGCTGTTTAATTTCGGCCAAGTTTTGCTCGATCGAACGCAATTCTTCGAATGTAATATTTGTAGTTTTTAATCGCGCTTCAGCCTCAGACAATTCTGTATTGGGATTGTCTAACATATCCTTCATACGCTGCAACTTGGAAAAGCGTTCCTTGGATTTTTCTAACATTTCCTTCAAGTTGTTCTCATCCGGCTTCTTGCTATTCTCGGTAGCTTCAGAGCGAACATTCATAAGAGCGACTTTGGGATAAGGGTGCATGTATTTTGCTTGTGCCAAAATGGCAACGGTATGTACATCTAACATATAAATTAGCATTTTTTTTAGTCATAAAAAAAATTATATCAATATTTAATTCCAAGTCTTGTAATTATATATTCAATGAGTTAAAGAGCTTGGTAATACACTATTCTTAATTGGTTTAGTGTAATAATAACCAAAACACAAATGAGTTAAAGAACTAGGTAATATATCATTAACAATTTCTTGATTATAATCCGTACATCTAAATATCAAATGAGTTAAAGAATTAGGTAAGACACTCTTATCAACAACTGTTAATAACCATTTTTAATATGTTGATTGAATTTATAACCAAATTCCAAATAAGTTAAAGAACATGGCAATACACCATTTATTAGTTTTATAATTATTTATTTAATTGTAAATGATTATAAAACTAATAACGGACCAAACAGTATCCACTAGTCGTTTGACGTTGTCCAACTGCGACATTTTGTAAATTTGATGTATTTAACATTATTATATAATATATTTAAATTATATATGTTTTTTATTATATATAAAATAATAAAAATTTATTTTATTTATAATTAAATATATAATAAATAATAATAAATATTATGTAAATTATCAATATATTCATTGTAAAAATTTATTGTCTTATAAAAAAATGATATATTTTTACAATTTGTCTGCGGTGTGCGTGGTGGTAAGCAGTTGTGTGTGATCCTCTCCGTGGCTTTTGCCAAGTCTTTAGTTAGCCGTTTCTAACCATGTGATACAAACTGGACAAACACCGAATCAAAAAATAATTCATTCCTGGCATTGTCTAACTCCTTCTTAGCGTTAGCTAACTCCTTCTTGGCCTTCGCTAATTGCTCTCTGGCAGCGTTCCATGACACACTTGCAACCTCTAACTGCGCTTCGGCATTCGCCAACTCCTTCTTGGAGTTTTCCAAGATAGATTCCTTCATCTTCACATTCTTCAATACACGCTTACATACTTCAGTCCTAATATTGACTGTATCAGAGATGCAAGTTGCGAATGCCACGGCTTTATCCCAGCGGGCATATGCATTCTCGGTGCCCTCTGCGTGTGCCTCGGCTTTCGCATAGGCACATTTTGATTCTGCAATAGCCGCAACCTTCTTGTCTTCAATCAATTGCTTCACCACATGTGCTAATAATGCCTGCGCACACGCGTTTTTTTGGGAGTGTGCATCTACATTAGCCGAGGCTTGTTTATGCTGACGATAAGCCTTAACTTTTAACCCTAACTTCTCGGCTTCGTACGGGAGTGTACTCTCCAGCTTTTTCTCTGCATGTTCCACGCATGCCTTGGCACGATCCATGTTTTCCTTGGTACGCTTCATGTTTTCCTTGGCACTCTCCAAGTCATGTTGCGAATACAAGCTCATAGCGGTGCTTGTGCCAAAATGGCAACGGTGACTACAACCAACGTGTAAATTAGCATTTTTTTTTGAGCCATAAAAAATTATTAAAAAAAATAAACGCAGTTAGCCTTAAAAAATTGTATTTTTAATCTAATTTATTACCAAATTCGTCAAAGAAATGGATAACACAAGAAATAGGTAATACATTTTTCTCAATTGGTTGTTTGAATTCATTACCAAATGTCAAATGCATTAAAGAATTTGGCAATATATCTTTCTCAATTTTTTGATTAAAATTATGACCAAATTCCAAATAAGTTAAAGAACATGGCAATATACCATTATCAATTTATTGAACGAATTTACCACCAACCAAACGGAAAATGCGTTAAAGACCTTGGTAATACATTTTTCTTAATTTTGTGATTGTATCCATAACTTAATTTCAAATGCGTTAAAGAATTTGGCAATACATTTTTCCCAATATGTTGATTGAAATTATTACCAAATATTAAATGAGTTAAAGAACTTGGTAATACATTTTTTCGAATTGGTTGATTGAATTCATTACCAAATTCCAAATGAATTAAATACATAGGTAAGACATTTTTATCAATTTCTTGATTGAATCTTTCACCAAATGTCAAATGCTTTAAAGAACTTGGTAAGACATTTTTCCCAATTTTTTGATTGAACCAATAACCAAATTCCAAATGAGTTAAAGAACTTGGTAATACATCTTTATCAATTTTTTGATTGAAGTGGTCACCGGGTTTCAGATGTGTCAAAGAACTTGGTAATACATTTTCCCCAATTGGTTGATTGAAACAAAAACCAAATTCCAAATATTTTAAAGAACTTGGTAATACATTTTTATCAATTTTTTGATTGAATTTATCACCAAATTTCAAATATTTTAAAGAACTTGGTAATACATTTTTATCAATTTTTTGATTGAAATTATCACCAAATTCCAAATTTTTTAATGAACTTGGCAAGACGCCATTCTCAATTTCTTGATTGAACCACCCACCGAACTTCAAATCTATTAAAGAACTTGGTAATACGCTATTCTTAATTGACTGAACGAAATTATGACCAAATGTCAAATGTGTTAAAAAACTTGGTAATACATTTTTATCAATTTTTTGATTGAAACAATAACCAAATGTCAAATGCTTTAAAAACCTCGGTAATACACCATTTTCAATATGTTGATTGAAATTCTCACCAAATGTCAAATGTGTTAAAAAACTTGGTAATACATTTTTATCAATTTTTTGATTGAAACAATAACCAAATGTCAAATGCGTTAAAGACACTGGTAAGAAACGTTCATCTATTCTTATATTGAAATCACAATCAAACGTCAAATATGAAATATCACGAGTCATAATTTCACAAAAATATTTATTATCCTCATCACTATCAAAATTAATATATTCAACTGTATAAGTGTTATACTTAATATTACTTTCACTAATTTCTTTTACATTGCTTTCTGTAATTTGACATTCATATTTATAATCTTTTGTATTACAAGCATCATAAATGTGATTATTTCCTGAAAAATTTGCGATAATAAATTGAATATTTTTGGGTAATGAATCCACTAAACTCATACTATTGTGAGTTTTGCAAAAATGGCAACGGTAAATAACATTAACATTTATATTAGCATTTTTTTTCAGCCTAAAAAAAAATATAATTTTTTTCTAGTCGCTGTATGTGCGTGTGTGAATTGTGAATGGTTTTCCTTATGTGCGTTACAGTCTAATACGCACACGGGCATCAAAAAGAGTGACCGCTCCGCTAAGAAGCGTGATCAGCTCCCAAAGACTGGTTCTGGCGTCGTTGTGGCGATCGTTAGGATGAAAAAATTCCGTATCATCAGCCGGAAGTTCTTCAATTAACTCAGCCGCATTACGCATCGCACGCAACAACGTATCTGCTTCATCCAGCATATGGAAGAAAGGCTCCTCACTACCTGACACGCAAAGCTCACGCATCTTCTTCGAAAGATCAGCAACGTCGTCCAGGTTCTTGATGATAGGCTTCTTCGTCCAATCAATATATGACTGTCGGAGAATTTCAAGTCTCTGCTTCGCAAGCTCACACAAGATAAATTTCATCTTGTGGTTCGCCTTATCCTCCAGATTATTCACATTCTTGATCAAATCATCGGTGTGAACCTCGTCTTGCGTTTCCGCTAACTCACTAAGAGACATCAAGATTTCTCTCAACTTCTTCTCTTCTATGCTATACATTTCCAGCCTTTCTTTCAATCGCTCGACTAAGTCACTATTTATGCATGTTCGGAGTTCAGGCAATAAGGACCACACAGTATCCACTAGTTGTTTGACGTTGTTCAACTGCGACATGGTGTGAACCATGGAATGGCCTGTTTTTTGTGCCAAAATGGGAACGGTTCCCTTGTGCCAAAATGGCAACGGTAACTACAACCAAAATGTAAATAAGCATTTTTTTTTTGTAGCCTAAAAAAAAAATTTATATCAATATACTAGTCTTAAATAGCTATATTATTTTATGATTTTATAAAATTTTTTTCAGCTTAATATTTATAACAATAAATAAATATTTTACACCGTTGTAAATATAATACTGATTTATTTATCCGTGAAGTTCAATAATTATATTATATAAATATAGATAAAATTTAAAAAAAATAAAAATAAAAAAGATAAATAATTTAAACCGCTTTTTCAATATGTATATAAGCGTCATAAAATAATGTAGAAACTATATTGTTAATTAAAGTAAATTAAAATTAAAAAATCTTAAATTACTTTTTAACTATATATAATTTATACCTATCTTGAAGTTCTCATGGTGAGCGGTCAACCAACTCATATTTTTTTTTATAAACAACTAAATAATATATTTATAAATAAAGACTAATAGTTGTTACTTGAGTTACAGCTTGTGTGCGGCTTTGGGGTGCTGGGGTTTATCTTAGGAAAAATTATCTTAGGAACAGTAATACTTTTGTTCTTATCATCATCGACACTCTTCAAATTCATAATAGCAATATGTTCTGCGTGAATAGTTTTCATCACATTATTTTCTTGTTCAACACGAACACAATATGGCATCGTATAATCTTTTGAACTTAATTGTTTCGGTGCTTCATGCGGAGACTCAGCCGTTAGCACTTATATACTATATAATATGTGATAAAGCTTTATATCTATTTTCGAGCATTTGGTAAAAATGTCCCAACTAAACTACTTTCAACCGGCAATTCAATAACAGCACATTTATCCTTTTTATCAACATCGCAATAAACTCTATTACCAAGATGATTTAATGTCCATGTTTGGTCATTTCTAAGATGCATTGGTTCATCATATTTTTGGTCTTGTGTTAGATTACATTTCATATTAAGTTCATCCATATCTCTATTTTTTTTAAATTTATAATGTCCTTGAGCTTCGTCAAGAAGAGCAGCACATGCGTTTTTATCAAGATTACCATCTTCGTCATATACTATTTTAGAAATATCCGCTGCATTTAATTCACCCAACTTATCAACAGTTGTTTTTTTACGAGTATCATAATTATTATCACTATTATAAATATTATAAATTGTTGGATTTTGAATAATTAATGCTTTTTTCTTTTGCTCTGATTCATCTAATTCTTTTAAATGTTTTTTTACAAATTCTTCATTTTTATCAAATAATGTAGAATATGAACCAGTCTTATTTACTTTAATTACACGACCTTCTTCAATATCTTTGTCTAAATCATAATCATCCATAGTTTTTTTCTTTTCATTATTTTTTTTAAATGATTTTTTAGATTCTTTCTTAACAATGTTTTTTTCATTTGGTTTTGGTTTTTGTTTTGGTTTTTGTTTTGGTTCAGATTCATCTTCTGTTAAACCTAACAATTTAATACGCTTTAATTGTCTATACTCATCGGTAAGTTGATATTTTAATTCATCAAGATCAATTACCCCAGCTTTTACACGCTCAAAGAATCCAAGTAATTCAGCTGGTGGTGGATTAATTTGTAAAATATCATAATATATATTAATAATATCTTGATATAACTTGTAATCTTCTTGCTTTAATTTATTCTTTTTAGATTTATTTTTATTAGAAGATGATGAATCAGACTTATTATCAAAATGTTCCATAGTTAAACGCTCAACAATTTTTTTGGTTTCATAAGATGGGAGAATAAAATATATATATATAACATATGCTACTAAACATACAAATATAATTGTTAAAATAATATCTAAATTATATTTTCGCAACATTATAAATTATTTTATTATTATTATTATTTATTAATTATTATAATATAATATAAAAATATATTCATATTATTTCTTTATTTATATCTTACTCAATTTCTATATAAATAATCATAAAATTTTTTTAATTATATATAATAATGAATATATACAAATTAATAATTAATAAATAATAATTATATTATGGACGTTTTATTAACTTTGATAGTAGCTTCAGGTATAGCTTCAGGTATAGCTTATAAAGCATTTCCAAAAATACAAAAAACACAACCAAGACAACAACCTCAACCACTACAAACACCACCAACACAAACACCACCAACACAAACACCACCAACACAAACACCACCAAGACAACAACCCCAACCACTACAAACACCAACACAAACACCACCAATACAACAACCCCAACCACTACAAACACCAACACAAACACCACCAAGGCTACAACATCAACCACTACAAACACCAACACAAACACCACTAAGACAACAACCCCAACAACAGCGGACACTAATACAAACAGGACAACACCCACCACAACACCCACCACAACAATCACCACACACACTAACACTAACACTAAGACAACAACCCAAACAAACATCAACACAAAACCAACTAATACAACACTCTCAACAACAGCGGACACTAATACAAAAAGGACAAAAAACACTACAACATCCACAACTAACAGGACTACAAGCCAAACTCCAAACAGAACAAACCCTTCAAACGCAATCGGGAGTTAATATTCTACAGTCACAATTTCCAACAAAGGGGATACAACCGAGTAAACCATTGAGTTTTCGAAATAGATGGAAACCGCAATTGACAACTATTGTTCAACAAACAGAACAAAATTTACAAAATGAACTACAGACACTCCAACCACAACAACTAACTGCCCAATCACTAATAGGAACACAATCCGCAAGTAATTCAAATCAATTAACTCACATTACATCAAATACATCAATTGCGTCAACTTCATCAACAAATGTTAGTAATAATGAAAGTAATAATGAAAGTAATAATGAAAGTAATAATAATACACTATTACATAACAGACGGACTAATGAACAAAGTCTCTTTGCGCATGATAAGCAACATCAGAATAATCCAGTGTCGACACAACCACAAAAAACACAATTAAATAGGGCACGACAACTACAACAACAACAAAGAAAACAAAAAAGACAACAAATGCGTCTTGAATTAAAAAGACGAAAACAGCAACAAATAAATAGTGCTCAAATTAACAAACAACAAAAAATAAATAGAATATTAGCAATATTTCCTGAAGAACAAAAACAAGCGAATTTCACTAAATCACAACAACAAAATCCACAACAGCAATCACAAAATCAGCCACAGCAGTCTGCAATGACATATCATCAGGAGAGTAATATTAATACCCGACGCCAAAAATTAATTAATATAAAACATAATACTCATAGTATTACAAATACATTATTAAAAAGCGAAGAAGAACTCGAAAAACAACTCAAAGAAAAACTCCAAGAATTTAGACAACAAGAACAAAACCAAAGTACAAACAGAAATGAAAACATAAAAGAAAATGGAAAAGGAAAAGAAAAAGGCATCCCTCTGCATATCAAAGGAACAGGAAAAGGACACCCTCTGCCTAAAGGAGCAGGAAAAGGACCCCCTCTGCCTAAAGGAGCAGGAAAAGGCACACAAGATGAATTAAAACAAAACATTATAAATTTAATTGATAAAATATCTGAAGATATAAATGAACAAGAAAAACACACAAAAAAAAACTTAATATATAATGGTTTTACAACAAATTTTATAAGAAAGAAAAACAATATAGTAGATTTTATTATTAGTTTTTTAAATTTGTTAGGTGACAGTAAGAATCCATCTCAAAATTTATTAGATTTAGATGAAAATAAAAACTTAATAGAAAAGCTATTTTTTCAGGTTTTTGATGCTATTACTATAAATAATATAAAAAAAAAAATATATATATATTGTCTTATATATTTTTTGAATATTTTAAAAATTATAATATAAATTTAGAAAAATTAACAAAAGAGATAATTGAACAAAAAATTAGAGAAATTAAAAATAATATTGAATTATATTTAAGTAATTTTATCTATTTTATTAATTTTATTTATGTTATTTATATGATACTATATTATAAAACAGAGACAAATAACACAACGAGTAGTAATATTAATAATTTTATTGAATATTTTCTACAAAAACAAATAAATTATAATAATTTACCACAACAACAATCACAACCACAACAACAATCACAACCACAACAACAATCACAACCAGAAAATATTGAAATTAAACAATTAATAAGTGATTTAGAATCTAAACAGTTTAAAATAAATAGAGACAATATGCGAACTTATATACCTAAATTAGAGAAATTAGAAAAAACATTGGAAAAAAGAGAAGCTCTTCTTCAAACAAAATTTAAATCCGAGTTATTTTATTATATTCATAAAGATAGGTTGATAGTATATCATGAAACTGATATACTATATCAAATGTTTAAAAATAAAATTAATCAAATAATTCAAACATACAAAATTAAATCAGAAAATATATTAAAACATATTAATCTAATGTTAGAAAAAGAACAAAATTCGGCACAAGTTAAAAAAACGAGTGATAAGCTTAGTGTGAGATCTAAAGGTGAAAAACCAAAAATAAATTTTATCGCCGCATTAAAATATAGCCCACCTGGATTAGAAACACTTATAAATAAGTTTAGCAATGTTAATAGGCGGGAGCGCCAAGCAGAAATAACAGATAAATCATATAGAGAAAAAATGGCAGCAAGAACAGCAAGAACAGCAAGAACAGCAAGCATATCTCAATTTACTTAAGTATATCTTTCGCCAATTAATTTACCGTCATCATCTATCCTACGATAAATAAATTTAGGTAAAATACTACCGACTTCTGTTTTTTCAGCTTCATTTAAAGTTGTGCCCCATAATCCTGATTGTGATTGATTATTGATAATATCACATGAAGAACATTTAGTGGAACAATAACTTAATTTTTCAATAGGTCGTCCTTGCCATTCATATCCTTTGTATAATGTCATATTTGGATCAGCATTTTCGTAGGTAGGTTTTTCTCCTTTTAATAAATCATTAAGTAAATAACATTCATTAGGAACATTTTTTTGTCCATCAGCTTTACGTCCTTTATTTTCTAATAATTGTTGTTGAGTATTAATATAATCATTATTTTCATTCATAGGATTTGTAATAGAATCTCCTGTAATATAATCATTTTCATCATCATCATTATTATAATGATTATTCCTATCATTATTATTCTTATCATTATTATTCTTATCATTATTATTATTTACCGGTTTATCTTCTGAATCATTGTTATTATTTGATTCATTATTGTTCTTATTTGAGTCATTATTATTATCACTGTGTATTTCATTATTTTTATCTGTTTTACGTCGTGCATTATTAGAAGTATTATATAGTTTATTTCTTTTATTATATAAATATACTCCGGCTAAAATAACTAAACTTATAAGAATTAATATAGTGAATAATGCGATAAGCATATTTATTATTATATGTTATATTTAATTTTAATGTATATTGTATTTTATAATTTACAAAGAAATTAAATTATATATATAATTAAAAAAAAATGACTTTTTAGTAGTATATATGTAATTATCACTCCTAAATACCCCACCCTCTTTTCCTAAATACCCTATATTATAAATGACATATCCTTCTACTAAATATAATACTTCTTCTTATTATAATGCGACATATTATAACCAATATAGGCTAACATCATATGGTTTATACGAGAAGAGTAATCATACAAGTGATTATGTATTAAATTCGTATTATAATAATTATAAAAGTAATGAGGAATATGCACGTTATTCAGTGAGTAGGAATAGTTATAAAAATCGGAATGCTTATTATTAAAGACCGAAAGAGTATTTTAGTAAATTAATTTATAAAAAAAATGCTTTTTTTTTTATTATAATGATAAATATAGAACATAACTATATAAATAATAAAGTTAATTTTTGATTTACAATGGCTTACAAATATAGGAAACAACACGATACTTATAATGGAGGATGTCTTGGTCGTTCGGCCTTAAATTATTCATCAGCATCTGGATTGGGTTCCAGTTATAATATTGAATCAAGTTTAAAATGCATAAGAAGAGATATAATAAGTGAACAACGTCTATATAGTTCATATAGTAATCATTATTATTCTATATCCAATAATTATGATACTGGATATGATTATGATAATAGTTATAATAATAATTTATATAGACGGTATAATAGTTATCAATAGAGTAGGTGTAAATATTGATAATAACTATGATTTAAGATTTTTACAAAAAAAAATTTTTTTTTACATCTTTAGTAATATGTATATATAATATATTATCAATATGTATATAGGATTTTTAGCAATAACACAATTCGGATTTTCAGAATTTCAGAAAATCCGAATTTGTATTCAATAAAAAAAAATAGTAACTAAATTCAAAGCGTATGATTACTAAATAGCTTTTACATATACTGCTGGAGCATTTTTGTTTTACCAAAATAAAATGTAATTACTGTTGATTTATACAGCCATATCTGCTTTAATAACTGGATGACTAAAATACCCAATAACTTGAAAATCATTAACAGTAATTTCGCTCCAATTTTTTGTAATAATTGAATCATCTAAAATAATCTTAGGTTCAGCTAATGGATTGCGTTTTAATTGTTCGCGACATTGTTCTATATGGTTTTCATATATATGACAATCTCCAAAACTAATAAATAGTTTATATGGTTTCATTCCAGTTTTTTTTGCAAATATATATGTTAATAGTGCATATGAAAAGATATTCCATGGTTCTCCTAAAAACATATCACAACTTCGCTGATACATATGACAATTTAATAGTTTATTTCCTTTGTCATCATCTTCAACCATAAATTGAAACATGCTATGGCAATTATGAGTAATTAAATTATTAACTATATATGTATGATCATCTTTAACATTAAAATTATAAACTGTTTGTTCTTTAGATGGGATAATATTTATATCTTTAATTTTATACCATACTATATCATCTTCAAAATATGATGATTTATTATCATTCATATTATTATTATTATTATCATTTGATACAGTATCATTATATTTAAAATTAATTGAATATGTGTTTCTACTTTCAATAAGTGTAGTTGGGGGTCTAATTTGATATGATAATGCAGCGAATTTATTTATTTTTAAATATAACCTTTGTATAGAAAATGCAATATCATCTGATACTGTTGTATATTTTATTTCTCTGTTTTTTATATCATGACAACCATTTGCAAATTGATATCCTTCTAAAAATGATTTGATAAATTCAACTGGTGCATCGTGCACCCATTCTGGAATTATTTTATCATTTGCTAAATATCCAAATTCTTTGAATACAGTCCACCAATTCATTTGTCTTCCTTCAAATTCAATGCAATTTTTATCTTTATTTTTAATTTCATATAATGTTAAATATTGGGTGATTCTTTCTTTAAAATAGTCGATTTGATGATTTGCAACTACGAAGTGAATTCTATATTTATTACAATCATTTTTATGGGTAATCCAACCATTGCCGATAAAATAGCCAAGCATATACCATTGGTCATGTTCATTTATTTCTAATATTTCTGTTTTAATTCTTGCTTCTTTATTTTTAGTAAATTCTCCAATATTTTCTTGTAAGTCAAATTTAGGAATAATTGAATTAGTATTAATTTTCATACCAATATAATGTTCGTTAGTTAATTCTGATGCATTAATCCAATTAGGTTTTGATTCTTTATAAGATTTAACATAAAATGGATGATTTGGAGTGCATTTGATAGATTGACCATGATAATCTATTTTAATATTAATCAAAGATGTTTCAATAGTTGTAATATATTTTTGTTCAATACGTTTATAATGACCTAAATGAGTATATAACAAATCATTTTTTTCATCTACATCTTTAATAAATTTATATCCATTATTTGTCAATACAAGTGCATCTTCTGTAAAACAGCTGGGAAGAACTGTCTTTTTTAAATCACATGGATTCCAAGCAGAAACAATAATACGCCTACTATATGGGTCTTCTTTTAACATTCTTAATGCTTCATTAATTTGATCAACACCGTGATAGGAATTTTTTGGCAATGGTGTATTACAATCAATATAATCAGCTCCAAAGCGTCTCCATTGATGGCTATAATTTTTTCCACAATCACCTTCTTCTAAATGAGTTAATCCACATTTATCAAGAAATTCGCGTGAAGAATTACCATCCCAAATTTTAACACCTTTTTCTTGTAAATGTTTTGCATTAGTATCACCGCGAAGAAACCATAATAGTTCTTCAATACATCCTTTGACTGGAACAAATTTAGTAGTAATAATAGGAATAGAATTACTAATATCAAATTCTAATTGTCCTCCAAATACTGAATAAGTATCAATTCCTGTTCTATTAATCCGTTTTTTACCGTTTTTCATAATATTAGATAATTGATTTAAATATTGTCTTTCATTATGAGCTAATTTTTGTGATTTATTATATGATTTTGATTCATATGTTAAATAACAATATCTATCACCAGTTTTACTATCAACTTTTACCTCAGAATTATTGACTAATACATAATATAAATGATCTAATCTTGGGAAATAAGTATATTTATTAACTTCATTAGCTAGAATATTAGGTTTTTTAAGAACTTGTGTTAAATGAATCTGACTAATTTGAAATTGGTTAAAATAATTAGTAAAATAGAAATTAATAAATTGAATATATATTTCTCCACCACCTATAACATATATTTGTCTATTATTGTGGTTAGTTAATAGATATTCAAAACAATCAGTAAAAGTGCAAAACATATGTGTATTTTGTGGTGTATTATTATATAAAATTGATTGACGAGTTAATATTATATTGAATCTATTGGGTAATGGCCGAACTTTTTCAGGTAATGATTTATAGGTATTATATCCCATAATAACAATTTGTTTTGTAGTCATTTCTTTGAATCGTTTTAAATCTTCACCAATAGTATATAAAAGCTTATTATCTTTGCCAATAGCCCTATTAGAATCGCAACAAGCAATAACTTGTATATCAATCATTTCGGAAAAATAGACTAAATATTTTATAATAATGGTATATATTTATAATAATATAAATAGCATTTTTTTTTATATAGATTTTGTATATTATCTTTGCATTCTTTAAGTTATTGTTTATAATAATCAATATAAACATATATAGCTATTTAAGACTAAAATATTGATATAACTTTTAACGGTAAAAAAAATGACAATATATATGTTTATATGAATTACCGTTGCCATTTTGGCACAAGAAAATGGATGACCCCAGGGTTGTTTTATTCGTTGATAACACAAGTGTGGGTGCATTAAAGGCTATTAGTTCTGACCGTTTTGCAATTATTATCATCAATATACATGATAATAATAACCCTTACATAGATATAGAATTGCGAGTGGGTGGTGAAGAAAAGTTTAATAGGTTTATTGATCTACATATGTTGGAACACCATCCAGATGATATTGATAACACAACGCGCTATTTATTCATAGCTGCACACGCATTAGTAGTTTATTATAATCAAAATGAAGATAATGATATTACGAAAGTTCAAACAGCGGTAGAAAACTACTTTAATACTGAACCATTACTGCGTGCATGATGTATCCTGAACATATTCGCGTTGTTCGGAGTGAATGTTTAATTCAGAATAAAGCTTGAGAACAGTATGTTTTTTTTATGATAAATCAATATTATATTCACAAAATATTTATTTATTGTTATAAATAATGAAGTTGAGAAAATTATTATATGATAGTATTTGATAATAAATATAGCTATTTAAGACTAAAATATTGATATAATTTTATTTAAAGGCTACACAAAAAAAAATGCTAATTTACATATTAGTTGTAGTCACCGTTGCCATTTTGGCATAAGCACTCATGATGTCCTATTCGTCTGAAAAGATGATACTTGTAATATTTGCTTTTCTAGTAGAGTGGAATACTACTCGCAACCAAGGTCAACTCTTCAGTATGCTTTCAGATTCCAAGCTAACTAAAGTAGCAAATATCGAATCACTGGAGCCAAGCACAGTTCCATGGGAAGGGGAACAATGTGTGGTATCTGCAAAAAACGGTTCATGGAATGGTCGCTTAACAGTTGAGAGAATCTGGTATAAAGACATATTCGGGAATATGATTAATGGTTCCTTTGTGTCAATTTCGGTATGGGATTACTTCAAAGGCGTCTATAGGCCACCGTGTGAGAAAGTGAACATAAATCACTCATACAATAACTTGATCACAAAGCTCCTCAAGCTCATCGAGCGAGGCGAACACTTCAACCCTCCAACTGTTTATAGCAGTGGAACCACAGTAGAATGCCTTAATAAAGACACTACAACAAGGCGAGTGCTTCCAATTTTTGGTAAGCTGACTAAGGGGGCACTTCATGGAGTACTGACAGCAGTGATGCTTCGATGCATATTTCGGCGCCTCCGTAATTAGCATATGGAAGTTGTTGTTCGAAGAATGTTCGTACACCCACCCCGTTCATCCCGCACGCTAACAAAGAATGTAAAAAATTTTTTTTATAAGGCTGACTTACGCTAACAGCTAAAATATTGATATATTTTTTTTAAAGGCTAAAAAAAAAATGCCCTTTTTAATATATTATCTAAATACCGTTGCCATTTTAGCACCAGTATTCAAGTCTCATGACGCACGTTCAACCTACTACTACGACCACAGCCGCTAAACATAACCTTGTATCACTATACGATGGACTCACTGCATCAAAAAAGCTGATGGATGTCGCGAATGTATATAAGAATGGTAATAGCGCCGTTGGATACGACAGAGTTATTGTTGAAGCATTAGATGGCGAATCGAAGTTTTCCGTGATCTTTCCACGCGACTTTTATCTAAACTGGGAAGAAGGACATACATTCAAAGACTACATGTTGGGGCAACCCATTAGGCGCGTATTTGCAGAGTTTATGGCATAAAAACTCCCACCTGGTCGTACCCTTGAAGGAGTCTACGAGAGTGATCTGTATAATGACGTTGTGCGAGTGAATGTCGCAGACTCGTACGATAATTTGGTTGACATGCTTCATCAACTGATTATTGGACCAAACTGATACTGACACTATGAACATAACAAAAATTTTTTTTATTTTATTACATTTTGTTTATACTTTTTACAATTATTTATCTTTCTTATTCTTATTTTTTTTTTGAATTTTATCTATGTTTATATTATATAATTGTTGAAATAGAAGTTAATAAATCAATATTATATTCAAAAAAAACATTTATTTATTGTTATAAATATTGAAGCTGATAAAATTATTCTATAATTATAGTTGGCTAAAAAAAATGCTAATATACATGTTGATTGTAGTTACCGTTGCCATTTTGGTACAAGGAACCGCGATGGAAGAGACAATGACAATAGGTGAAAAGTTAGTGCATGGGTTGAAATACTGGATTATAACCATATTGAAGTCTATCAATGTAGTTGATGTTAAGGTCATTAATGTGTACAATAATGAGAGTTTGTGGTTATATGTATTTGCATATAACCACCATAAGAATATCTACGGTATTGCTATTTCGCCATTTGTATCAAAATCCAGAACCGTCAACTACAAAATATGCGGACTTGATCGTGTGGGTGTTATTAACTTATCATTATTGGAAAACTGGAAACGTTCAGTTGAGAAAATAATCTCGCGAGAAATGCCAAAAGACGCAGCACGTGTAGTATGCATATATTTTGGCATGCTATTTGCTTATTTCAAGTGGACATACATCACTGCACCGCCGACTATGCGAAAGGACATGCGCATACGTGAAAAAGAAAAGTTCTTGAATGAACTTCTCCGCGAGTTGGAAAACAAGATGCGCCACAATGTGCAAGAGAAGCTCACGTACAATCTCACTCCAAACGGTATTCATATACAGATTACTGTAATGTCGGTTGTACACGAATACCACATCACGCATAAGATAGTTGGGAGTCACTACTGCTGCGTAATGTGCTATAATGATAAAGAATCAAGAGATTCGGATATTGTGGTATTAAGTTGGAGTTCAGATACATTAGTAATGACTGTTGTAGCACTCTTGTGCCTTAGTGCCATCCACAATAAAAAGTGGAGTTATGTGGCAACCCGAACGCACGATATTTTGTTTAAGTAATATATTTACCGCACATATATGCACACATATACGCACACATACGCACACATATGCACACATACGCACACGCGAAAAAAAATCATTTTTTTTTAAGGCTACAAAAAAAAATGCTAATTTATATGTTGGCTGTAGTTACCGTTGCCATTTTGGCACAAGGAATGATGCAACTTCCACCACCTAAATACAAAGTAACCCACCACCCAAAACCTGGCATAGATATGCAACAATTAGAGGATTTCTTCTTCTTGTTTTTTGGTTGTAGAATCTGGGACGGTTGGGAATCTTCATACGGTTACGATCATGTTATTAACCAAATAATGAATACATCAATAAATTTTTGTGGATACATGCTGAGGGATGAACGCGAGTTATTTTTGAAGCTTCTGTCCGCGTTTGGTAAGAAAGGCTTATGCCTTGATGACAATATTGTCGTTGTTCCTTTCTCCAAGATTGGGGATGTATCTGATTTGAGCGAAATCTTAGATATTCTAGGCTTACCACATGATAATGTAGCAGATGTAGTGTATATTCCACAATGGGACTTGTTTGTTGCGCTATTTACAGATGGCACTATTGACCCTCTGTACGCTTCTACTGACTTATATGAGCGCGCTGAAGCTGTGAAGTTTAGCGACAATATTATAAACTTTTTAAATTTAGTAGAAGATAAGGACCGATTCTACGATGATTTACGTGGATAAGTGTAAAACAATCACTACGTGCACAAACAAAATTTTTTTTATACTTTTTGAAATTATTTATCTTTCTTATTTTTTAATTTTTATTAAATTTTATCTGTATTTATATTATATAATTGTTGAACTTCATGATGTAATAAATCAATATTATATTCACAAAACATTTATTTATTGATATAAATAGTAAAACTAATAAAAATATTATATTTATTTAATGTTTAAATATTGATATAATTTTTTTAAGGCTAAATAAAAAAATGCTAATTTATATGTTAAATGTACATACCGTTGCCATTTTTGGCACAAGTATCCAAGCCCAAAACTATGATGAATAACATGACATCTACTGATGCGCTGATGTCGATGTTGACTGTTTCCATGGCAGGAAATCCCACAGATGTTCAACAGACTTGCCCAGGAATGTTCTCGATGTTGCCAAACGGTATCTCACAACAGCTAAATAATGAGTTCAAGATGGTGTTTCAAGCAGACATCTCGTGGTATTCGGTCCGCCAGTCGCTTTGTCGTGTGTTCGCCATTGACAACATTGACACCTATGTGAAAGTTCTGATGGAGCGAGCGTTGGAGGTGGCAAATAATGATTACTTTTACCAAAAGCGTTTCTTCATCATCAATGACAAGTTCAAAAAGGGTATGAAAGCAGATAGTTGGGGTTTCGCTCTTGGTATCTTTGAACAAGTTCCGTTGCGTGCCTCTACACGGTCGCACATTGTGCTGACTTTCATCCCTGGAATATTCACCTACGAATGGATTGGTGTCAATGTATGGCAAAAGCCTCCATACACAAACCATTTGCCGAGAGATTGGTGGAATTGTACTATGGCATCGTTGGTAGGTTCCGATGCTGTATTGGATGCATGTGTGTCGGTTAACTACGAACAACAGCAAAGCGAAACGCACCAAATCCAGGAAGAACAGCCAACGGAACAACGACAGAAAGCAGAGGAGTCAATTTTCAATAAGACAAAGGAAGAGCTGATTGCCGTTGTGGTTGACACTACCATATATTCCGCAGAAGAAGATGAAGATATGATGTGTGTTCCAGTAGCGGTCATTGCCAAAGAAGATGAGATGAGTGATATACCACTTTTTGAAACATTTATTTATTGATATAAATATTGAAGCTGAAAAAAATATTATATAATATATATATATATATATATATTTAAAACTAAAATATTGATATAATTTTTTTAAGGCTAAAAAAAAAATGCTTATTTGCATATTGGTTGTAGTTACCGTTGCCATTTTGGCACAAGCCTGCAACTAGCAACTAATCCATCCAACAATGATGAAGGTTCCGCGCACCCCCACGGATGCATCGCTGATGATGTCGACTGTTCCCCCGGCAGAAAACCCTGCAGCAGAAAACCCTACGGCGCTCCCCCCCGCAGAAGTTCAAGGGAAGGACCGCCTTCACAAGCTGACCGCAATTGCGGGGGGTCCCGTCGAAGAAGAGGAGGAAGATGAACATATGGAGTTTTTCCCGGTGCCTGCTGTCCCAACCGCAACTATCACTACCGATGAAGAGATGCTTGCCCCAGCGTCTCTGTCCCATCAGAAGACCGCGGCGGATACTGCTCCTGCCCCTCTTACATACACACACACTGGCTGAAGGGAGCCCCGAGCACGAAAGCTGACTTACGAGAGAGTATGTAAGCAAAAAATAAAAAAAAATTTTTTTTTATTTTATTACATTTTATTACATTTTTTTATATTTTTTAAGATTATTTATTTTTTTAAATTCACAAAAGTGTAAAAATTATTATTTAGTTACTTATATAATAAGATAAATTTATTTTTATATATAAAAATAAAAAGTTGACATTTAAATTTGCAACGGTGTAAAAACTAATTTTTAAATTGATATAAAATTTATTTTTATATTATATAAATATATAATATAGTAAAAATAAAATATATATATGAAACCAAATATTAAACATTTAGTTTTGTCAGGTGGCGGATTATCTTGTATAACTCAAATAGGAGTATATAAATATATATATGAGAATAATATGTTAAATGATTTAGAAAATATAATTTGTTCTTCTGGTGGAACTCTTATAGGATTAAATATACTATTTAAAAAATCAATAAAAGTTATCTTAAAAGATATAATCAATCTTTTTAGTAGTAATTTTCAAGATGTTATAGATATATCATTTAATACATTCAAGGATTTACTTGATAACTATGGTTTATTTGATATTAGTCTTATCAATAATATTATAGATATTATATTTGAAAAGAATGGTTTAAATTCTAATATAACATTTAAACAATTATATGAATATTATCCAATCAATTATATTGTATCTGGAACAAATATAACTAAAAAAAAAATAGTATATTTTTCACATTTGACATATCCTAATATGCCAGTAAAAATAGCAATAGGTATATCTTGTTCTATACCTATATTATTTACTCCTATTTTATATGAATATGATTATTATATAGATGGATGTGTATTTGGATGTATACCTGCTCAATATTTAATTGATATGTATAAGTTAGATGATGTTGATACGGATAATAGTATAAAAGAAGATATTTATTCTTCAACTTTAATAATAAGTATATCAAATCATGATAAAATAATTAGTAATTTATTACAATATGTAATGTATATAATGTCATTATATGCATTTTCATCAATGTATGATAATAGTTATAGTAATCAATTTCGTCATACTATATATATAGATGCGAATATTCCCATAACAGATTTAATTCAAAAGAAAAAATTAACTCGAAAAAGAATTAAAAATTATTTAGATGATATATATTATAATTATTATATTACTAAACAACATTTTGAAAATAATACTATTGTATTGAAATAAAAAGCCATAATATAAAGAAGATATAATTTCTGTTGTCTACATAGACGGAATAAATTCCCATTTCAAATCCCTACAAATATTAGCCCATATAGTTTCATGTAAATATAACTTATCTCTATTTTTTAATAAAGGGAAATATTGTAAATATTGCTGTTCTCCTAATAATTGCAACATTTTATGGATACAATATGCATATGATAAGAAACTTTTTCTTGTGTCAGGACAATATTTATAAAATGGATTTTGTATTAATTCAAACATATTTTTAATTTTATCCATTAATTCATTTGGTAAACAACTTGATGATACACCAGTTATACGATAATGTATATATGCGATATGTTCATAATATCTATTCAACTTAATTTTTTTTAATATATCTTTCAATATATCATATTTGATAGTAGAACAGTTTATTAAATTATTATTTGCGTCAAGTATTTTTAATTTTCTTAGTTCATACTTAATTTTATTAAATATTTCGATAGGTATATCTGTTATTTCTTTTCCTTGTATTTGGTTTAAATATTCATTTAAATGATTTTTTCGTTTATAATTTAAATATGAGATTTCTTTTTGAGGTTCTTTATATGATGGTTTATCTGTTTCAATATTAATAGAATTTATACAAGAACAATCATCACAATATGAAATAGATTGTTCATTTAAAATAATATTTTCAGAACCACAATAACAACATACATTTTTAAACTTAATTTCTTTATTTATAAAATTTTTATCACATTTTGATAAATAATCATTATAAAGTGAGACTTTAGTATTTATATTTTCATTAAGAATTAATTTGTTCATTATATGATTATTTGGAATTTCTGAATTATTTAATAAAAGAGAAAAATTAAAACTATTAGTTTTAGTTATTTTTTTGTTTGTATCATGTATAGATTGAGATGGTGATATATTATAATAATTATATAATATATTGCCAATATCAAGAAAATAATCTATTTCTTCATTTTTAATTAATTCTTCTTGTGAAATAGATTTATTATTTTTATAATTTTGTTGTTTTTTATATAAAAGAGCATATTTAAAATTAAATTGGTTGTTTTTATGATGTATATCTATTGATTTTACATTATTATTTATATATTTTTTTAAGTGCTCTTTATGATAAGCATCAAGAGTTATATTTTTTTTTTCATATTGTATTTTGCGTTTTAATGAACTATTATTGTTTGTTTTTGTTACAAATTTATTGTTAATATTAAAAAAATTCATTATATATATATATATATATTATGGCATACATTTTATATATTTTATTAATATTAAATATAAATAATATAGTTTTATATACACTTTTTTTTTTAAAGTATAATTACACTTTTCCATTTTTAAATGCCTACTTTTATTATAAAAATAAATTAAATATTATATAATAAATTAAATATTATATAATAAATTAAATATTATATTTTAATAAAAAAAAAATTTCTAAAGATTATAATAAAAAAAAATACATTATTTTTTATTATATATATATTATAATTCATTAAAAATGGGTGGTGGTCTTATGCAATTAGTAGCATACGGGGCACAAGATGTTTATCTTACAGGAAACCCGCAAATTACATTTTTTAAAGTTGTATACCGTCGCCATACTAACTTTGCAATGGAATCTATCCAACAATCTTTCAATGGAAATCCAAATGTAGGACAACGCGCATCATGCACTATATCACGTAATGGTGATCTTATATCTCGTATGTGGCTACGTGCAACAATTCCAGAAGTAAGTATGTCATTTAAAGATGATGGTAATACTGTTGGTACTATATCAGCAACATCAACACTTCATCTTGCACGTAAATTTGGTCTTGCACTTGTTAAGAATGTAGAACTTGAAATTGGTGGACAAAAAATTGATAAACATTATGGTGATTGGATGAATATTTGGAATGAGCTTTCTCTTCCAGAATCAAAACGTGATGCATATACAAAACTTGTTGGTGATGGTGAATTTGCAACAAATGGACACAAAGAACTTGAAGCATTTACTTATGGAGGATTTACAAGTGCTGAGAAAATGTCAGCATCTGGAACTGTGGGTGTAATACCAGAACAAGTAGTAAATGTTCCTCTTGAATTTTGGTTTTGCCGCAATCCTGGCCTTGCACTGCCACTTATTGCACTACAATACCATGAAGTTAAAGTTAATGTTGAATTAAATGAATCAAAATATCTTGGTATGATATCTGTTGATTTTAAAGTTAATCATACTGTTGTGGATACAACTAATCAAGCAGCTCATGCAACTATAAAGATAGGAACTTCTGCACAAACTTTTACTTTACCACTCGGAAAAGACACTGTTGATGGTGATGTTCATTATTATAAACGTGCTCTTCTTACTTCTCTTTCTCTTTCATCATGCTCGCTATGGGTTGATTATATTTATCTTGATACTGATGAGCGTCGTCGCTTTGCACAAACTTCTCACGAATATCTTATTGAACAACTTCAATTCAATACTTCTGAAACTGTTGCTGCAGTTAACTCAACTATTGATCTTAACTTTAACCACCCAGTTAAAGAACTTGTATGGGTTGCACAACCAGCAAATAATCTTACTGAAACCACATATGCATCAGATACTTATTCAGGAGCCGTAGCAACACCAAACGGAACACCAATTACATTTGATGTAATATTAGCAGCTCATGGTGATGTAGATTTAACTGGATGGTATATTGTATATATTGATAATGGTATAGCACAAACAGCCCAACTAATTACAGCTTTTGATAAAAGCACAAATACTGCAACAGTTGGAACATCATTTGCTGTAAATGTTAATGATTCGGGAACAGATACTTATATAGTATATCCACCCGCAGCACCCGCAGCAATTACAAATCTTTCACATGGTCAATTTGATTATCAATTTTACCGTGAAAATGATAATGATTCTACACAAGATACTAAATTTGTTTCAAAACGTGTAGTAAATGAAGACATATACCCAGTTAACCCAGTAGTAAATGCACAAATCAAACTCAATGGTCATGATCGCTTTGAAGTTCGTGGCGGTGAATATTTCAATGTAGTTCAACCATTCCAACATCACACTCGTGCGCCTCTTGATAAAGGTATTAATGTATATTCATTTGCACTTAAACCAGAAGAACACCAACCATCTGGAACTTGCAATATGTCTCGTATTGACCAAGCAAATCTCCGTTTAACTCTTCGCAACAACGAAACACACAATGTTCGTGTATATGCAACTAACTACAATGTTCTAAGGATAATGAGTGGTATGGGTGGCCTTGCTTTTGCAAATTAATCATGAATTGATAAATGCAAGTTAATTTTTAACGTAAATTAATTTTATTATTTTTATAATTATTATATTTCATAAAAATATAATAATCTATTTTTTTTGAGAAGTATATATAAACAATAAGTAATAATTAAATAATAATTAAATAATAATTAAATAATAATTAAATAATAATTAAATAATAATTAAATAATAATTAAATAATAAAAAAAATAATAAATAATGGGTGGTGGTTTAATTCAGTTAGCTGCTTATGGTGCCCAAGACTTATATTTAACGGGGAATCCTCAAATTACTTTTTTTAAAGTTCTTTATAAAAGACATACTAATTTTGCAATAGAGTCTATTCAACAAACATTTAATGGAAAACCAGAACCGGGTTCTAAATTAACAGCGACAATATCAAGAAATGGTGATTTAATTCATAAGATGTGGTTAACAGCGACTATACCAGATATATCGATTACTTTTGATAATCAGCTTAATGGTATTACTTCGACTACTGCGACTTTACATTTAGCAAGAAAATTTGGTTATGTATTATTGAAAAGTTGTGAATTAATGATTGGAGGTCAGCAAATTGATAAACATTACGGAGATTGGATGAATATTTGGAATGAATTAACATTACAAGAATCTAAAAAAGATGGATTTTCGCAATTAATAGGTGATGGCGAGGGGACTACTAATCCGAAGTTCAAACCGTATAGTTATTCTGGATTTTCTTTTTCATATAATGAGATACAAAATAGTGAATCAAGCTTGTCTGATAAAATGAGTCAAAATCCCACTGATTATGATAAAAAAGGATTTATTCCGTCTCATGAAATCAATATTCCATTAGAATTTTGGTTTTGTCGTAATCCAGGATTAGCATTACCATTAATTGCATTACAATATCATGATATAAGAATTAATATAGAATTAAATGAAGCAAAATATTATGGTATGATGTCATTAGTGAGCACATATTCACCTGGTGGGTTGGATAATAAAGCTATATTTACTATTGGACAAAATACTGCGAATACTATAACCACAAAAAAGCCACTGAGCAATAATATAAATGTGGCAAGAAAATTATTAAGTGAATTTCAATTTAGTTCTATATATTTATGGGTTGATTATATATATTTAGATATTGATGAGCGTAGAAGATTTTCGCAAACAAGTCATGAATATTTAATAGAGCAATTACAATATACTGGAGAGGAAGCGATTACGCCAGTAGCGAATACGCCATATGGTATAAACTTACACTTTAATCATACAATTAAAGAATTATTTTGGGTGATACAGCCGAATACAAATTTAACAGAAAAAGAATTACAAGCGACTGATGGAGATGCTGTATTTGATGATGCAGAAACAAATGCGTCTCATTGTTATTTAGATTATCAATTTTATACAGATGCTGGGCAATATATATCTGAGACTACCCAAGCAGCTTTATTGACAGCAAATATACAACAATATCCTGTAAATCCTGTAATATCAGCATATTTAGAAATGAATGGTCAAGAAAGATTTAAAGAACGAACAGGAGAATATTTTAATTTAGTGCAGCCATATCAAAATCATACTCGTATTCCGTCAGATAAAGGGATAAATGTATATTCATTTGCATTACGTCCTGAAGAACATCAACCGTCTGGTGTATGTAATTTATCTCGTATTGATGATGTTAAATTATATTTAACATTACGTTCATCGATAGTTCATAAAGCACGTGTATATGCGTTAGGCTATAATGTTTTACGTATATTATCGGGTATGGCGGGTTTGGCGTTTGCGATATAGAAGGATTCGGATTTTCAGAATTTCTGAAAATCCGAATTATATTTAATAATAAATAAAAATTATTTTAATAATATAATAGAAATTAAACATTTAATAAATAAAAATTAAACATATAATAAATAAAAATTTATAATAATAAAATATATAATTAATAATAAAAAAAATGAATTCATTAGGTTATAGTTCATTAGATGAGTTATATGGTAATACTTCAAATGATAAATCAACTGATTTAAGTTTATTAAATGTAGAAAAGGAATCTATATGTAATTTGGCAAAAACTCGTGCAAAACCAAGACGTGCCCATGCTTATAAAAATTTAGGTAAATATGCACAATTTGACGGGACATCAAATGAAAATAATAATAAAATAATGACTACAAATGATGTTCCTAAAACGCGTTTATATAAGCAAACTAAAGATTGTAAATCTGAAATGGAAGTTGAAGAGGAATTTGCGATTAAACCATATAATATTACAGGAGTGAGTGAAGTTAATTTAGCGTCATTTGAACCTGAAATTGATTTGCCAGTAGATTATGAATTAAAAAAATATATTCTTGATGAAGATTATTTAAAGAAAGGTAAAAACAAGAATAGTATTAAAGATGCACATAGTGCATTAAATGATAGACATTTTATGAATATTGCAACAAATGTAGTTGATTATGATAATCCGAATGATGTGATGGATGATACTGCAGAGCCCGAGAAGCCATTATTAAAAAATAATTTGGGACAAAATAAAGTTAGAAAGAATAATAATTCAAATAAGAATGCGAATACATTAAATGATGATGATAATGAATTAAATGAGAATATGGTAGATAAATATTTAATGTTATTACTATATATATTATCGGGTTTTTTATTGATATTAATTATGGAGCAAATATTGCAACTTGGTATAAAGATGCGACTTTAATAAACGGTAAAATGATATAAAGATAAGAGTATATATATATGTTTAGATAAAAATTATGTGTAGATAAAATAAGTTTAATTGTATATTATATTTTCTCATATATAAAATAATTATAATAATAAAAATTTAAAAAAAATACTTAATAAAAATACTTAATAAAAATTCTTAATAAGAATACTTAATAAGAATACTTAATAAGAATACTTAATAAGAATACTTAATAAGAATACTTAATAAGAATACTTAATAAGAATACTTAATAAAAATATTTAATAAGAATACTTAATAAAAATATAATAAATTATGTCAATTTTAATGCAAGATTTGTTATTTGGTTTAAATAATAATCCAATTATAACAGCGATATGTGTATTTTTCATTAATTGCGGAGGACGGTATATTTTAAATGATATTAGCCAAGACCATGAAAAAATATTCCGTTCAACCATATTTAGAACATTAACTGTAGCAAGTATTCTTTATATTTCAACACGAAATATATTAATAACATTTGTCTTTACTGCTATCTATCTATTTATTATAGACTGTTTATGGAATAAACATAGTATATTCTGTATATTTAAAAAACAAATTAACAATACAATTGACTATATTGATGATAATATTATTGATATTATTGATGACAATGATAATAATAATAATAATAATGATAATAATAATAATGATAATAATGATAATATTATTGATATTATTGATGACAATGATAATAATAATAATAATAATGATAATAATAATAATGATAATAATGATAATAATGATATAAAGAATTTTCCAAGTTATATTGACGAAAATTTTGAAAATGAAACCCGAAATGATGTTAATACCAATAAGGCCAAGCGTATTATTGAAATAGTGAATGATAATAAATTTGAATTATAAAAAAAATGCTTTTTTTTATTAATTATTGATAATTACCATTATCATAATATCTATTTATAAATAGATAATGAATGATTTTCCGTCATTAACTTCAGCATTACAAACTCAATCAAATAAAAAGAAAAATATAGGTAAAAATTGGGGTAAATCAGTAGTAGAAACTGGTAATATATGGGATAATCCGAAGCGTTTAATAACAATACATACAACACATGATTTTGCGAAAGAATTTCCAGAAATAAATGCGAGAGTATGTAAAACGGAAACTAAAGATGAATTATTATTTATGATTAAAAATGAAATGATTGAATATAAAAGAAGAAATGATAAGATTATTTCAGATTTAAATAATGAAATTAAATGTGTAAAAGAATTAAATAATATTTATCTTAAAAATAAAGATACTTTACAATTAAAAATAGATAGTTTAGTAGAACAAATAAATAGTTATATTAATGTGAATAATGATTTAACTAATTCCTTATCAATAGTTCGTCAAAGAATAAAGATATTACAAGAAAAATTAAGTAAATATGAGAAAGTTAAATTTTTCAAAGTTAGAAATATGCAATTACCTGGTTCGTCTATTATTACTAATGAAAAAGCATTACTTCAATGTAATGAAGCAAATATAAATGCGAAACATTTTAAATTAATATCTCATACATGTCCGATTTGTTATGATAATAATAAGGAAGTTGATAAAGGATTTGTTGGTTGTCATATTTGCAGTTCAATGATATGTACTGAATGTATTATGACAGATTTAGAGAAAAAAAATCCAAGAAGTGAATTTAATATGAATTGTCATATGTGTCGTTCAACTATGAATCACTTTATTATGTGGAAATGTGATGATAGTGTATAAATATCTATAACTTATTGACGAGATGATGGATTAGGATATACATTAAAATAAATATGTTTAATTTTTTTATTAAGTTGTTGTGCGTCAAATTGTTCTTCATATTCAGAACGTGGAATAAAAACATGTTGAATATTTTTATCTTTTTCGACTTTAGCTAATTTATCTATATATATACCAGTAAGTAAAAGATACATACCAATAAGTAATAATAAAAATACGACACTATTCATATTAGTTATTACAATATTGTTAATTATTATTTTTTTATATAAAAAATAGTTTATATATTATTAATAATATATAAATTTATTTGTTATATTTATAGTATTTTGGATAAAATGAGCCTAAATTATCCGCTGTCTGATAGATTGCAACATTCGAATAATAATCAACAAATTAATGTATCATATGAATTGTGTGTGGATAATAAAAATAAGAAGAGGATAAAAAAAGAATATAGTAGCATTATGGAACATCAAGGTAAGTTTTGTTTTCAAAGAGTGTTTATATATGGAGATATTACTTAATGATATAATTGTAAAAAAAACATTAATTAATTTAGTATATAGTTCAAAGATGTCATTTAAACATGCGTGTATAATATTTGATAAATATAATAATATAATAGCTAAAGGATATAATGTGCAACCGTCATATTATAAATCGGCTAAAAGTATTCATGCAGAAGTAAATGCATTAAATCAAATATTAAGAAATAAAAAGTTATGTAAAAATATGAGTAAATATAAACTATTGGTAGTAAGATTATCTACTATATTTAAAGATAATGGAACAATTATTCTATCATATGGAAATTCAAAACCATGTATAAATTGTAGGTTATATTTATTAAATAATGGTATAAAAGAAGAAAATATATGTTATTCAATAGCTAAAGAATAATAAATTAAATTATTTTTCTAATATTATTATAAAAATAATAAAAGTTTATAATAATATTTTATTTTATATAATAATGACTGAAATTAGTGAAACAATAACTAATAACCCATGGTCATTTAAAAGTGCGAATATATCAATCTTACGTAATACAATATTATCATCTTCTATAGGTTTATTTTTAATTGGATTATATAGTAAACCTGGAATTTTGACAAAGCAGCAACAAAAATATGTGAAATTAGTAGCGACACTTATATTGGTTTTCAGTTTATTAAATTTATTATATGGATTATATGATATAACTGCATTTCAAGAGATAACAAATAAAGCATATGAAGGAAGAGAGTTGCCGTATATTTATCAAGTGTTTAATGGTCGGATGGTATATCAGCAAGTGCTTTTTATGTTGTATTTAGTATGTATATGTGTGTTTTTGTATATATTATATCAGTTTTAAGTAAAGGATATAGCGACTCTGTATGAATCGTAAGTCAGCCTATGATTTATTGTTGTTATTATTTTTATATATGGAATTCGGATTTTCAGAAATTCAGAAAATCCGAATTTGTAATGTGAAAACTTTTGTAGATAATTATGCGCGGAATTATTTTTATATAATTTAACTTTATATTATAATATAGAATATATAAAAGTGCTTTTGCGCGAATGTTTCTACATATATTTCAGCGGCGGAATCCTTTAAATCCCCCTTCAATTGATAAATATAAATAATAAAAAAATGCTATTTATTATACTATTCGTAAAATACTGTTTATGATTATTCTTATGTTAACTATTACAAATAAAGGAACTGGTGCCGGAGGTGCCAATACTAATTTAAGTGGTAAAACTATTTATTTATAAGTTATTTGTAAAAGAAGATAAATCCATTTTACCATTTTTAATTATTGAGTTTTGATGAATAGAAATATTAATATATTTACAAGTTTTATCTCTTGATAAGCTAATATCTTCATAAATATCTTCTTTATATAACAATATTTTTTTATTTATATTATTATCATATTGTATATTTAACTTTTGCAAATATTTAATAATATTTTCATAAATATTTACAAAACAATAATATGAATATATATCTCTTGGTTCCACACATTTTGCAAAACTCACAAAACAACAATTATCATGTTTATAACAGCAATGTTCATTTTTATTTAAAGAACAATTTTCTTGACAAAAATAATTTGATCGTGCATATAACTTTTTACAACATTTATCTCTATTTTTACAACAACATTTTTCAGTATCATGATAATTTACATATTTTCTTTGTTCAATATAATTTTGTAAATATGATATTAAATGTGTGATATTTGAGAACATATAAGTATAGACATAAATTGTATTATAATAATCAATATCATTATCATATATTATATTATAAATAAATTCATTTATAACTGTAATAGTTAATGAAAAATATTCATATGTAATTGTATAATATAATAATTTTTTTTCATATATTTTATAAATATTGGAAATATAAGCAATTTTATTAAATGTTATCAATTTATTATGTTTTTGTTGTTCTGTATTTATATTTGTAAATAAAGTTAATAAATTATTTATACCATCAATTTTTAAATCATCATAAGAATATTCATTATCATATATTAAAGTTTTTAAATTTGTTAATCTTTCAAATAACATTTCATTAAACGTATCATTATCAACTAAATTACTTAATATTTTTTTTAATATTATGTCATTTACTAATTGACACATTTGCTTATATACTTATTGAAGAAGCGGTTGTATAATTAAATAACAATGGTATTATATTATAACTATAATATATTCATTTTTTTTATAAAGAATTCGGATTTTCTGAATTTCTGAAAATCCGAATTTGTATGCTGAGACTTTTGTAGAGAATTATGGCGCGGAATTACTTTTATATACTTTGACTTTATATTATAATATTAAATATATAAAGGTGCTTTTGCGCGAATGTTTCTACATATATTTCAGCGGTGGATTCCTTTAAATCCCCCTTAATTGATAAAAATAAATAATAGTTTATAATTATAAGCATAGGATTAACAAGAAGTAGCTTAAAGGCTGACTTACGCTTTCTTCTTCCAAAAAAAAAATGAATTTTATTTATTTAAAAATAATTACCATTATATATAATAAAGATTAAAGTTTTTACCCTTTATTTGTTATTTAAAATGACATTGCAGAAGCATTTGTTGAATAAGCATTTGTTGGATAAGCATTTGTTGGATAAGCATTCGTTGGATAAGCAGTCTTTGAATTTGGCAATATATAAGCAAAATAAGAATGCTAAAACTGTTAAAGAATTAATTATAAATGACCCATATGGACAATATGTAAATCCGCGTAAAGACCAGAAGGTTCAAAAGCGTTATACTGCAAATATGTTGCTAAATTATAAGATTGTAGCTTTCCATACAAATAAAGATCGGTCGTGTCTTATACACTGCAAACATTCATTTAAAAAAAGAAATTATAAATATGGTTTATACATCAAAAATTGCTTACAAACACGCCGCATTTATCTTTGATGAACGGGGACATATTGTATCTAAAGGATTTAATTATCAGAAAGATTATTATAGTCCTATTTTTAGTATTCATGCAGAGGTAGATGCAATTAATAATATTAAATATAATAAATATCATAAAAATAAATTACATAATTATACAATTTTGGTGGTTCGTTTAGGAACAATTAATTATATATCTGAAAATATTACACAAATTAATCTGGCGGAATCTGCACCATGTGCAAATTGTTATTCATATATGAAACAACATAATTTTAAAGATAAGAATATTTATCATTCAACTATGATTATTGAATGAAAACATTCTCCGTCCGTCTCATTAATAAAATTATCATAATTATGAAAGAATAATCGAAGAATTTCTAAGAATATATATTATTATACTATTTGATGGAGGGATGTAAAGAAAATGATTATAATAGAAAAATAGAAATATATAATAAAAAATATAATATAAAATATAAATTTTTTTTTAATATATTTTATAAACAATAATGCGTTTAATAATTTTTTTGTGAAATTATTTTCTCACAATATAATAAAAAAAATAAATTTTTTTTAATATTTTTTTATAAAGTTTTTATAGCAAGCTAAAATGGGTGGAGGTCTTATGCAATTAGTAGCCTACGGGGCACAAGATGTTTACCTTACTGGTAACCCACAAATCACTTTCTTCAAGGTTGTCTACCGTCGCCATACTAACTTCGCAATGGAATCAATCCAACAAACTTTCAACGGAAATGCAACAGCCCTTGGTAGTCGCGTAAGCTGCACAGTCAGCCGCAATGGTGATCTTATACACAAGATGTATCTCCGTGTTAAAATTCCATCAGTTCTTCTTGCTGGAACAACAGTTTTCAACTGGGCAAACAAACTTGGTCTAGCCCTTATCAAGAATGTTGAACTTGAAATTGGTGGCCAACGCATTGATAAGCATTACGGCGACTGGATGAACATCTGGAACGAACTTTCTCTCCCAGAATCAAAACGCGCAGGATACAACGAACTTGTAGGTGCACAAGGATCATCTTCCCAAGTTATCGATGCAAATGTTGGAAAAACTCTTACACAAGGAACAGATACTACAGCAGCTAAACTTGGTTCAGGAGCATCTGATACTCTTGCAGGCGTAACTCTTAACATTCCACTTGAATTCTGGTTTTGCCGCAATCCAGGACTTGCACTTCCACTTATTGCACTTCAATACCACGAAGTTAAGGTAAATGTTGAATACAACACTGCAGAATGGCTTAACTATAAGACCGCAGCTGGAACTGTAACCGTATCTGGTGGTACAGCAACAACAGCGGCAGGTGCAGCTTCATTTTCTCTTGGTGAATCAGCTCTCTGGGTTGATTACATCTACCTTGACACTGATGAACGTCGTCGTTTCGCACAAACTTCCCACGAATATCTTATTGAACAACTTCAATTCACTGGTGAAGAATCCGTTACAAAAGGAACAGAAAACGCATCAATCCGCCTCAACTTTAACCACCCAGTTAAGGAACTTGTATGGGTTGCGCAACCATCAGCTAATGTTGCCACTGAAACCAAAGCCGGAAACCAATTCCAGTATGATATTTATTCGGATGGAGCAACCGAACAAACACACGGTACTGGTCTTCGCGTAAACCCAGTTGCATCAGCAACTCTCAAGCTTAATGGTCACGACCGCATGGCACAACGCGATGGCACTTACTACAACTCAGTTCAACCATTCCAACACCACACTCGTGTCCCATCTGACAAGGGCATCAATGTATACTCATTCGCACTCAAGCCAGAAGAACACCAACCATCTGGAACTTGCAATATGTCTCGTATTGATGTTGCTCAACTCCAAATGAATTTCGTAGCTCACAGCACATCATCTCTTGGTGTCCGAGTGTATGCAACTAACTACAATGTTCTTCGTATTATGAGTGGGATGGGAGGATTAGCGTACGCAAATTAGCGTTCCGACCCATTTTTAAAATTATTAACCCAAAATTATTTTTATATAAAGAATATATCATATATATCATATATATCTTATAAGAAAAAAATGCCTTTATTTATTAAGTAAATATATACTTATTATTAAATAAAATAGACACATTATGTCAGAATTACAAGAATTTGAATCAATTCATCCTACTTATGGAAAATTTATATATAATAAATTTTATCCAGTAAAGTTTTATGATAAAATTAATAAAGTTATTGTAAATTATGATAATTATAAAGTATTAATTAAAAATGATATAGAAAATCCTTTTTCTGTATTTAATAAATTTACAAATAATAAGTTATCATATAAACCTAATTTATCATTTAAATTAACAAATAATTATGGAGAATTAATTGATGTTAGAATTCATAATATAATGTTAGCATCTGTATTTTATGAATATATATTACAAAATGAATATATAAAAAGTATTGATGATGGTAAATTAGATTTTGACCATATTGATGATGATGATACTAATAATTTAATTACTAATTTACAGATTTTATCATCTATTGATAATAGAAGAAAAGGACAACAAAAATCAGTACAAATATGTAAAGAAAAAGGTGGTCGTAATGGTAAAAAAGTAATGCTTACAAAATTAAATAAAAGTAATAAAGAATATGAAGATTTTAAAGAATTTCAAAGTATTGGAGCATTAGCAACATTTATGATTGATAATAATTTATGTATGAGTGGAAATACTTATAAAAAAATTTCAGCATATTTTAGAGATATTATTAATGGATTACGAAAAGCATATAATAAAAAACAATATTCTGCTTATGAAATTGAAATTGAAGATATTGATGATGAAATTTGGAAACCTATTCCTAAAATTTTATATAAAACATTTAAAGATAATAAACAATATTTTGTAAGTAATAAAGGACGCGTTAAAAATTTATATGGAGATTTAATGACAGTAGAACGTGATAGATATGATAAATATTCATCAGTTCAATTAAATACAAAACATTATTATATTCATTTATTAGTATATATTTCATTTAATCCAGAAGATTTATATAAAATTAATTTTAGCTTTAATAAAAAAAATAAAACAGAAGATGAAATAAAAGCATTAAATTTAATGAATATAGGACATAATGATGATGCTCCTAAACATAAAGAAAATGGAAGAACTTTTTATAGAAATTATCTTGAAGATTTATATTTAACTACTCAATCTGAAAATATGAAAGATTGGCATAATAGTAAAAATAATGAAAATGAAATTATTACTATTGAAACAACTGAAAAATTTGAAAATAAAGAATTAATTGAAAATACAATTATTCAAGTAAATAAAAAAGGTGAAATTAAAGAAATTAATAAAAATTCATTAGAATATTTAATTACGCATTTACCTGTATATATACAAGAATATCAAGAAAGTAAAACAAGAAGTTTTAAATATT